GACTAGTGGGGCTTTTTTTTATCTCGCGCGCACATGCACATGTGCGTACACAGGCATGTATGCGTACATGCGAAAATAAAGTCTTGACTTTATTTTTCCTACGCAAGAACCTTCGGTTCGTGCGTATATTTTCTGTAGTCCAAGGACTAAGAAAATCAAGCGGGGGCAGGTGCGCTCATGTGGGTGGCCCCAAATAAGAATAGGAATTAAGGAATCCTATTCTGATTTGCGAAAAACTCCTAGAGTTTTTAGCATGTATGCGAAAAATACTCTCTGTATTCCCATTGTAAATGAGGAATACAGATGAGTAAAGCCCAAAGCCGAGCCGAAAAAAGACTAACCAACAGGTTGTTGAAAATCCACCGATTCATCGGAAACAACAATCCTATTGTTGGAACCAAGGAGACAACTAGCACTATGATTGCCGAAGCAATCAGAGCAACCCAAGGCAAGAAAAAGCCGATGTCAGAAGCCCTGCTTCTGAATGAATACATGAAGTTTATTGGCCTTGAGCCTCTATGGTGATTCATCACCATAGACTTCTAGTTTAGTGACTTTAGTCACTCTTTGCCCCTTAGTGAACCTCGGTTCACTAAGGGGCTTTTTTTAATTTCAAATCACTGAAAATCTAACTAGTTAGATTTCTACCACCTACACATACATGTGCGCTCGCACATGTGCCTACACATATGCAAGCATGTGTGTGCGAGTACCCCTGTACGCTGAAATTAGGAATAAGATTGAGTAATACTTATTCCTTAATTTTTGCGAAACTATCTTCGATAGTTTTAGACCTGTACGCACATATGCGTACACCCGTAGGCATGTGCCTACACATGCACTCGCACATGCGTACATGCACATACACATGTACGAGCAGGTGTGCGCTCGCTTGCCCCCACATGCGTAGATTTCGGGAATAGTATTACTGAATACTATTCTCTAAATCCGGAAGATTTCTGCAAGAAATCCAGATGCCCTCGCACATGCCCTCGTGTGTTCGCACCCCTGCCAACAATAACTCTACGAGTTATTTTTAGGTCTCCCTAAATCAAGGTCGGTGCAAAAAGTAAAGTCCGAGTTATGGTGTCTGTCGTCAATTTCTCGGCACTCTAATTTCAAAAGGCTACCCCACTACCTTGAGACCTCTTCTCGTACACTATATCAAAAAGTATACTTTTTAGATAGAGTGTAAAAATAAAACTAAGAAAATCAAGCATCTTGCGGGTATATGCGCCCTCGCCCATGTGGGCCTACGCCTCATGTGTGGAAAAGGTGAAATCGCAAAATCGTTGTACTGCGGAAGGAAAACCCCGTAGGGGGTTTCCGCCCTTTGGGGGGTCTCTAGACCCAGCGCGCAGGTATGCAGGTGGCTTTGCGAATAGAGTATCTGTATACTCTATTCTCAAAGTAAAAACCATAGTATTTTACGATTATAATCAAGAATGTTCCATTCTGATTATAATCTAGTCCCTTATGATTATAATCCGAAAAAATCAAGCCGGTCACTAATAAGATACATAGGTTATACACATGATGATAAACAAGTTTGCTAAAGTTACAGAATCGCTGAACGATTCTGACTTAATTAGCAGAAAATCAGACACATATACATGTGCCTATGGCCTCCTTTCAAAGGAGGTTGCTAATAATAGTTTGCTAAATCCTAGCCCTAAAGGGCTAGAAAATACTCCTATACACACATACCTATACATGTGCATAGGCAAATCTAAGAATAAGATGCTCTCATTCTTATTCTTAGATTCTGATTTTATACTACGAAGTAGTATATTGTACTCTCTTAAAGTACAGTTTAATTCTCCCATCTCTGATGAGGAGAATATAAACATGTACGATAAGAGAGATTACTTCAACAACCCCTTGGTCACAGATTTGGCCGATTTGTTGAGGACTAACTTTGACGAAGTCGTTATGGATGGTGTAGTTGTGCCAACTACCTATTCAGACCGAATCTTACAGATGCTTTACGCTATGGATGATACCGACACCATCGAAGGTATTATAACGGAAAGCCCCCTAAAGGAGCCGAGAAACACCAACCAACCAAAGGAGATGAAACAATGAGCAAGCAAACCCCACAAGCAAAGATACTACGACAAATTGGTCTAAAGACCAAGAATGCAAACTACGACGGAACCTGTAAGGTTTGTGGTGGTTCCATTAATGGAACACACCCTAAATCCTCTGTGGCTCAAGTCAAGATTCCTTCGGAATCTAGAAAAGCAACTTGGATTCACACTTCATGTGTAGATGTAGGTTATCACCTAAACCCAGAAACTTTCGATACCATTGTTTCAACAATGTCGGAATCGCAACTCAAAGCCTTCACCTCTGGTGAAGAAGTACCAAAGACCCCACCAAAGGACACTCCAAAGGAGACTAAGAAAATGCCAAAGAAAACACCTACCCCTGTTATCTTCGATAACAAAGATGCCGACCCAGCCGGACTTGCTTTAGCAAATATGGTTGCACCACATATCCTAGGACAGTTTACTGACCTAGTAGATACTACCCTAGAGGACAAGGTAAATGCTCTAGCATTACCTCGTACCACTATCGTTCAGCCCCTTGGTGACTTTGAAGAAGTCAAGGTCGGACTAGTCCACCCTTGCTTCGATGAAGCACTTGACATGGGCCGTGTTCGTATCAATTGTATGGCTACCGGCCCTGCTGGGTCTGGTAAGACCCATGCCGCTAGACAGATATTTGACACTCTCAAAGCACTTCCTCCGGAAGCCGGTGGATTCGCAAATCCGAAGTCTGTCCGTTTTGCTGTTATCTCATGTCACAATGAAATGATGCCCTCGGATATACAAGGGCCAATGATTCCTAATGTCTCCTCCGGAGAAGAAAAGCACAGAATCACCAACATAGTTGAAACTTTCCGTGACGGTGGAGTCCTCGTCTTTGACGAGTTTGACCGTCTAATGGGTGGCACAGCAGTTGCGGCTAACATGGCTTTAGCCAACGACGAATGGACTATGCCAGATGGTACGGTTATCAAGAAGTCCGAGGACTTATTCATCCTTGCTACAACTAACACCTTGGGACAAGGTAAAGGTCGTGGCCCATACAGTGCGGCAGAAACGCTCGACGGTGCTACTCTAAATCGCTTCGCTAACGGAGTTATTCGCTGGGGCTATGACCGAGCATTTGAACGCCAACTCATCGGTGACGATGAAATCGTCTCCTTCTTCCATGACCTTCGTGATAGAGCAGATAACGCTGGACTTGTAGGCCGCATTATCAGCCCTCGCCACATGATAAACGCCAAGAAGCAAAAGCATGTTCTCGGCTGGGAAATGGAAAGGATTCGTAAGAAAGCCGTCACCGATTGGAATCGCAAGGACTTGAAAGCCATAGGCTTCGATGATGCCTTCATCTCTGATGCTCTCGCTACAAATGGGGGTGCGGCTTGATGTCTGTTACCGAGGTAACATCATACGAGTTAGGGACTCGCATAGGGCATCATACCTCTGATGCTCTCTCGTGCAATTTCACCATCTCGGACACCCCTGCTGATGCTGGCGACTATGTCAATTCACTCAAGCCTAGCGATTTTGAGGGTTATGACCCTCTACATGATGGTAGTTGCGATTTGAATTGGATAGGTCGCCCCGACCTAAAAGGTCAAGTCACATCTCGTAGAGATGTAGCGGCTCGTCTTGGCGACTATGTCGAAAACGACCACAAAGCAATCGCAAAAACTCGTGACAAGATGTCCGACCTAGTGGACTCCATTGACCTAAGTCAATTGAAGCGTAAACTCAAGTGGTCGGATAGCCGAGGTCGTGTGAATGCTACACGCCTACTAAATGGCGACTCAATGTTCCGTAGGACAATTCGCAAATCATCGGCCCCTGTAGAAGCCGTAGCACTTGTAGTCCCTACGGGGGCTAACTGCATGACTGATGCCGATGTCATATTTGCTAGGACAGCAGTCGCACTAGCAGCAGCAGACCTACTCTCACAGGCTGGCTTCGCTGTAGAAGTCTGGGCCTATGCCTACTCAAGAGGCTGTTTGCGTAGTGCCGTAAACGGTACTACGAATACTCTAGCGGCAGTACGCATCAAAGATGCTGACGAAGGTCTGAATGAGGCAATAGCGGCTAGTGCTGGCTCTGCATGGTTCTTTAGAACCGGCTTATTCGGTATGTGGGCGGCTCATGGGAGAGCCGGTACAGGTCTAGGTTCAGCAATAGACCTTGACCCAAGTCAAGGTAAAGAAGTCGCAAAATGTATCGGTCTAGACAAGGCTCATGTAATGAGAACAGGTACAGGCCAAGATTCTGTAGCAGGGGCAATCAAGGCTGGCATCGAAGATGTTAAGCAAGCACTAGCAAAGTGGACAGGGGAGGATGAGTGAACATGAAATATCACGAATGGAAATTGACTATAGTCAATGAGTGGGAAGAAAAGACAGGTCGCTCTTTGGGCGATTTCAGAAATAGATTTGTGGATGACGAATACCTTTTCCAAATGATTTTGGATTCTTTGGATTCTATACAGGAGGATGAGTGAACATGACAGACGAACACATATGTAAAGCAGAAATGAAAATCGAAGATTTAGCAGAAATGATAGCACGAACAGAACAAGCAGTTGCTTTAGCAACTACTTATTCGCAAATGGCCCATGATGTCGGTTTCCTAGGAAACGGTCTTAGACTGAAAGTACCTTTCAGTGACTTCATCGAGACCTTACAGGTCTGGTGGATGGGTAGTTGCGAGATACATGACGATGGTCTACTATGTGCTGATGATACAAGGGCTTGCATCATGGCACTTAACCGAGCAGGTCAAGCGTACCTTGAGCATTGGGAATTAGACGAATCGCAATTGGAAATCACGATTCCTAGCATGACACCTATGGGGGTGGAGGCATGAGTAACATGGGACATGGAGGCGGCAGATACGACCCTAGTCGTAGACAAGAGCAAGCATGGATGGATAAACTCGACCATCTCTTCACAGAAGAGGGTATGGTTAGAATCCTAAATCAGCATCCTCACGATGTCGTCGGTTTCGTAGAAACCTTCCGACAGGAATACACAACTCCTCCGAAGGATGCGTTTAATTTCATTCTTGACCTAATCGGCACTCCTCTAGAGGAGACCTACATGAGCATAGACCAATTTTTGACTACCGAAGGTAGAAGAATCGCAAACATGTTTCCTACGGAAACCTTCAGACACATGCTTGAAGTCTTTGCGAATGATGAGGTGGTATGAGTGAGAGTCCGAGTACCTACATGGGCTTTCGGCCCTATGCTCATAGTCATGCTACCCGTATCACCTATACTCGCAGTCGCATACATAATGGGAGGAATTGAGTTATTCTGAAAATAATCCGAGGGTTTCAGAAAATAATCCGAATAATTTGAAAGAGGTGCTATGAATGACAAGAGAATGTGAAAAATGTCGCACTATGGGCTACGAAGGCAAAGGTTCCTGTGAGTGGACTCGCCTAGGATGGAAGGGCTATTTCCACCATCCGGATGAATGGGATAATTATCACGATTTACTCATGCCTGTATATGATACAAGGAATACACGCATGATTGCTAATCTTGTAAATCTCGGCTTTGACATCAGAGTTGTAGGTATGGCCTACGAATACATGAAGGAGACTTACTATAGTAAAGGATGGACTACTGAAATGTTCCATGATGCTTTCGATTCTCTAAGATGTATCTTAGAGGACACAAGATTTCAATGTCTGTTTATGATGCAAGAAAGCCCTGCGCTCAAGACGCACTACTGCGATTTAGCACGAATGCAACAATCATCAAATCACATAAGAAGGAGGGCGGGCTTCGGCTGGGATTCTGATACCTGTATTGATTTCCTCAACGACTTCATGCACTTGCTCATAGACCATACGCAAAAGTATTTCCCAGATTCTTACATAAGTAAAACTATTCAGAAAGACCCACTCAACAAAGATTTCTACGATTCCCTAATCGCAACTCTTCCAGAGGAAGAGAGAAAAGAAGCATGGTTGTTTAGGTCGAACAGGAAAAAATCGTGGAGACTTGTCACGATTGACCTACCTGCCCTTATGTGGCAGACCGTGAGGATGCGCTGTGCGGAGAAGCGCATGGATGATGAATACGCAGAGATGGAGAAAACGGAATCATGGGCGCAATACTTTGATTCAAAAATCAAAGAAGATTCTAGCCCTCAAACAATACGATTGAATTAAATACAGGAAGCCCCCCTATAGGAGATGAGAAACATGACCGATGAAGGAAGTGAAACAATGAAAGAAAAATACGACTACGACGACAAAGAGAGATTTGAATACCTTGGCATAGCCAAGGTGCGATTCAATGCACAGGGATATACAAAGGTGGCCGTCTACAGAGACCACCTAGAGAGATGTATACACATGAAGAAAGTACCATTTGGCACAGTTTCCCTTGCATGGGTTCCTCATTATGATGAGGAGGAGAACGACAAACTATGGGATAAAATCAATGCTCACAAGCGTAGCAAGAACGGCTACACTCCTAGACCTAGAGCATACATAGCAGATAGGAGACCTAGCAGATTACTTAGGCGAAACAGGACTACGGCATCTAGACCTATAGGTCTACCTTCACTCAAGCCTCGCTCATACAATAGCAGGTCTAGCAAAGGCACTAAGCCTTTGTCAATAGCAGAGGTTCAGAAACTTGTCGCAAAGGAATTGGGCGACCTAATCACCGGAGGTGATGAATGATGAAGAAAAACCATCTCAAAGAGGCTATATCTATGCTGAAACAATCCAAATGCGTCTCATATGTGCATAGGCTCTCCCCTATGCAGATACATGTAGAGAGGGATGATGGCGAACAGTTTTCAGTTGTTGCCAATGGCTACGGCTCTCCGCAAGGCTTGTTAGAAGTCATGTGCATTACGCCTCCCGTTGATTGGTCTAACGACCCCGAAGGGTGGCTTACTTCTGTCGAAGTAGTCAATATAATTGAAAGGAGGAGATAATATGAAGGAAAAAGGTTCAGCAGTTTTGCGAATTGATTTAACCGAAGGTTGTCTTACAGTCACACACGGAGACACAGGTGAAGTGCTACACCAGAGAGACGCATGGGATGGCGAGTGGCATGAATTGTGGCAATTCATTCGCAGACCATTTCCTAGTACCCTGCGTGGTATCGTAGTAGACAAAGAGGAGTTGATTTAGAATGAGTTACAGTATGGATTCTCCATTCATGGAGGAATTGAGGCAAGAAGCAGAAATAATCGCAAACGGTGGCGAAGTTATGACCGTCAATGGTTCCCCTATGGGGAGAGCCATTTGGAACCTAATAGTCTCAAAGAGAGACCTGTCCTTGTATTGCACCGGCCCAAGACCGATAAAACCCCACAGGCATTGGAAAGTCACAGATGTCAAGAAATACTTCGGCATCAAAGGCACAGGTCAGAAATTGTACGACAATTTCATGGCTCTACATGATGACATACTAGGCGCACTAGGAGAGGGTATAGAATGAACGACCATCAAGATTCTGAACACTTCTCTTATGAGAGAAGTTGGTCTGACATAGAGACTATGCTCGATAGAGCAGAGCGCAAGCAGAACAGACACTTGCTTGCTCTACAGACATGCAAGAAGGCCGAGCGTATGCACCATATGAGAAATTACAAAGCCCTACAGGGCGTTGTAAAATCTCTGCGATGGGTTCTCGGAGACAAAGATATTGCACATCCTTTGGAGTGATTCGCAAATGACCTTTTTAACAATTCTATACTTTAGCATATTAATGATGTTAGTAGCCCCCTTCGGGGTCTCTTGGGCTATGGAGAGGTTCGCATGATTGTGTTTGATATGCTAGAGACGCGAGACGGGACATGGGTTCCTGTCCTACACAGACAGATGGTGCGACATGATGGTCGCATAGGTCTGCATATGACACTCCAACATACGGTAGACGCTATACAGATGCGAGACACAGGCGAGATGGTCTGGGTCAAACGAAAAACTTCAAGTAGTGGCGGCCCCCCTATAGAGGACAAGAACCGAACAGAAGAGGAATGATGAATATGCCAATTGAACAATATGAACAGATTTTGAAAAGTATGTGCGACATACTTGAGAACGGAGATGTGATGCTAGACTTTGTAGACGAGCCTAACAGGATGACTACGCTAAGTATTATACACAGTATAATCGCAGACCAACTAAAGAAAGTGAAAACTCAAAAAGAAGTCCTTAGACTTCTAAACCCATTTCATAATGACGATGACGACAAGGAGTTGAATGTATGAGTTACAGTTACGCAGTATACGAGGCTTACGATGATTTGCTAGACGGTTGCTACCAAGATATTAATATCTTTGGCGTAGCAAGGTCTCCTTCGGTAGTTTTCAAGGCCGTAGACCCACTCATGTATGAGATGGGACTAGCAGAATGGCTTGACGAATTGGAGACCGAAGGTAATTGGTGTAACACTTGTGAGTGTTTCACCGGAGATTACTCACACCTAAATGGGCTATTTATGAGCGCATGTTATTGTGAAGAGGAGGAATGAAAATGAACGAAGAAAAAATAATGGATGAAGTGAAAGAAATGCTAGACAACATGGTCGCTATGCAAGTAAGTGTACTAGAGGACATCATAGATGTCTTAGAGATTACTAGAACGCAACTTGCGATTGGTAAAAGCGTAGAGGCTCTGAAAATGCTAGATAAGACCATCGAGACGATTAAAGAAGGAGTCGCACATCTACAGGAGGCATACCCATGATTTCAGATGCGGCATTCGACAAGCAGGTAAATGCTATACTAGCACAACAGAGAGACTTGGAGTTTAGAGCCAAGTCCGGTTACACTTTACTGAAAGTAAATCTAATCGAAGGTCAGACAGGTCACAATATGATTTGTCGCAGACCGGATGGTGGGACTTCCGACATAGTCGTAAAGAACAACAGAGTAGCACACAGAGATGCACAATGCTTCAAGTGTGGAGAAGATTTTGTTGCTAAAGGCAACGGAACATTTGTTTGCGGCCCCAACCCAGAATGTCATGTCCCTGTAGTTATGACTACAGAGGAGACAACCCGTAGCAGTTTGAAGCGACCTACACTAATCAAGCGCATTGTGAGCAAGGTCATGCCTAAGCGTTCTCCCCGCACACTAAAGCCACCACACAATCAAAAGAGTGGTAGCGCAGAGAAAGTAGACATGGCAGATGTGAAGCGACAGGTAGCAGATGCTTTGGAGGATTTGCTATGATATTCGACATGTGGGCCGAATGGCCTTCACTTAGGAATATATTCAAAAGGTGGCGCAAGTGAGAGGCATTCCTCTGATATGCGAGTTGGTTCCTACAGGAACATGGGGTGCAAACCTGCGTAGTCTCATGCCCCCTTCGGGTTGGAATAGACTTCGCAAGTTTGTCTACGAACAGGCAGGTCATAAGTGCGAGGTCTGCGGCCAAGATGGATTTACGCAAAATCGCAAACATGCCGTTGAAGCCCATGAGATTTGGGCTTACGATGATATTGCTAACAGACAGGTTCTCCTAGGTGTGCAAGCACTATGTCCTAGATGCCACATGGCTAAACATCTAGGTCGCACACTCAAAGTAGGCGGTGCAGATGTAGTGAGAGCGCACATGAAGGACATCAATGCTTGGGATGATGATACCCAAATGATGTACGAAGATTTTGTCTTTGCTATTCATAATCATAGGTCAAGGTTCAGATGGACTGTAGACATAGACGCACTCAAGGACTATGTGTCCGTAGGTGCAATTAAGCAAGTAGATTTTGCTAAAGCAAAAAGCAAACTAAAGGCTGGCCCGATGGGGGATAAGCATAAATAGGCTGGCCCCCTATAAGAGGCTGAAACAGGAGTGGAAAACATGATTGGAACAGAATTGATACAGAACGAGAGCGACGCGGCTAGTTTTTACTACGCAGTAGTAGTAGAGAATGGTCTTGTAATAGACGCAGACAGGGGCTTCTACAGAAGCAACGGTGAGTCTGCGTTTGATGAGGTAATAGCAGACGACATAAGCCTAGAGGAGTTACAGGCATGTCACGAAAAGGCTAAGAGCATCCTAAAGGATGGTAAAGTAGATGCACAAGAAGTGATTAACTATTGCGAAAGTCTGCTTGTCACTAGACTAGTGACAGGTATAGCACCAACCCCAGAGGCTTGTCCGGCTAGGATAATACCCAACATTGACAGTGAGTCTAGCAAGATACGCAGATACCGTAGGTATTCACATCTATGGGAGACTTTCCTAAAGACCTTAGAAGCATGTGTGCCAAACTTTGTCTATGACAAAGCATCAGAAGCAGCAGCAATACCTGTAACTGATGATGTGTACTTGCAGAAATACATACAGAGTGTGACTAGCAGGTTGCCTTGCGAGGAATCCGTAGACTCGATTGAATCCCATGACGAAGATGATGTCAGAGCCGCTATCAGAAAGAAGGCGTTTAATATGGGTAGAAAAGTCGCAGAAGATATTGACCCCGACAGTGATGAGAACGACGACGACCCGTTCTCATCGGGAATGTGGGCGTGATACCTTGTATACCCATACATTCACAGTCAAAACGCTGCTAGAAGCAGCGACTATGCTTGAACACATGGCACACGCATACACTCTGATTGTGCCAGAGCAGACAGAAAACACACTCTCACGATTAAGGACATGGAGGAATCTCTTAGATTCTGCCTTGCTAGAAATCGAGAGTAACATAAGAAGAGATAAGGAGATGATTAGATGAAAGAAAGAACACTAAGTATTTTTATCGCAGAAAACGGCGCGATAACGAGAATAAGCCTAGACGACCTTTCCCTAGAGGAAATGCAAGAACATGTAGGTGGGTTGATAGAATATGCAGTAGTACGAAATACCGAAGGTTTTCCTGTACCTGCAAGCGGTCTAGGGCATGATGAGAAGGGACTCAAAGCAGGTCTCTGCAAAGTAAAGGATGTAATAGTGAACGAAGAGGGTCTTTTGCGAAGAATGACCCCTAACGCAGTATCAACATTTGCCGCTTATGCCGAAGGAATACAGTATGAGAGACCACTAGTAGGCCCAGCGATTATACAGGTAGCACTACCCGAAGATACAAGTAGTCTACAGTGGGTAGACTTTGATTGGATAGTCGAAAGAACAATCCCAGAAGATATGAGGCATATTGCCGAAGAATTGATGAAAAGGAAGGCAGACGAAGTAGGTCTAGACTTGGAAACAGGAGATTTTCTCCCTAGCAGATACCGAATCGCAAACTACGGGGAGGAAGAGTGAATGGGTAAATGTGGTATATGCGGCTCGCCTTCTGACGGAATCCCACTAGCATATGACGGTAAAACAGGCGGGTGTGCTGAATGCAGATTAGCGGAAAAGATGTTGCGTGTTTCCACCCCATGTGTACGCATCGAAGGTAAGACTCCGAAGGAGTGCGGTATCGAAGAACGCGAATGGGTGGAAAAGGTATTAGAAACTCGCAAATTGACAACCGATAAATTACTAATCGAAACTAAGAAATTGAAAGGGAGGGTCTAAGTAGGAGAGACCCCTATTATAGAACACAAATGGAGGCATAAAAATGAGCAATTTGAAAGAAGAGATAGAGGAATTACTCTGTAGAGTAGATGAATTAGAAGAGGCTAAATCGTATGTGGAGGCTGCGATTGACGCTATTGAAATGGCGGAGGCGAGTTTACCACATGACATAGGCGCACCACATAGCGGTTTTGGTTATGATTGGGAAAGCACACTCGCAGAAATCGAGGCAGAATTACAAACAATAGCAAGAGCAACGGAGGATTTAGTATGAAATGTAGCATATGCAAAATAGAGATTGAAAAGAAGTACCATAATGGTAAAATGTATTGGGATAGCGGTAATAACGCCCAGCCTGTAAATGATGGCAGATGTTGTGATGTATGTAATGCAACAGTCGTTATACCTGCAAGAATAGGACATATGTTCAGAAGGAGGGATGCTTGATGGTACATATTCCTAGTTGGGCTTGCGGTTGGACTATCATGCACATGACAGGCTACGGTCAGCCCGTATACAATTGGCCCATGTTCTTAGATGCTTTGCGAGAAGGTGCTTGTAAAGCAACATTAAGATGGATGGCGGAGTACCATGTTAAATTATGGGGCGACAACTCCGACATAGAAGAAATAATGCAAGGTCTAGCGAGGGATGCACTATGAAGCAAGGAGTTAGACATCTAAATTATGTTATAGCAGAGATGAAGTCATTCTTAGAATCGCACCCCGAACATGAGTATCTTATGGATGCTTGGGTATCTGTGCTAGAGAGGATATGGAGGGATGCACAATGAATATATTCGCATTATCCGACTGTCCTATCGAAGCGGCTAAAATGGTGTGCGACAAGCATCTCCCTAAGATGATTGTAGAGTCAGCGCAGATGATGGCATCTGCTTTGCGATTTCACGGTGCAACCGACAAAGATATGCCTTTGACCCTTCATGGTACGCCATACAAGGGCGGCTACCCCCATCACCCCTGTACTCGTTGGACTCAAGAAAATAAGGCTAACTTCTTATGGCTTGCTAGACATGCTTTTACCCTAGCCCAGCAATTTGATTATCGCTACGGTCACAAACATGCTTGCCTATGGCCCCTTACTCATATGGCTAGTATGGCTGACGAATACTTGCCAGAGGGTGATAGAACGCCATTCGCACAGGCTATGCCAGAGGAGTACAAAGACGAAGATGCGGTAAAAGCATACCGAGAATACTATCACACCAAGACATTTGCTAAATGGGTAGGGCCGAGAAAAACCCCTAGTTGGTGGCGAGGCGTAGAGGTGATTGAATGAAAGGTAAGCATCTTTTGGCATATCAAACGAAGGTTTGGCAACTTGAAAATGAAATATGGCGACTTGAAAATGAATTGGCGAAGGCATTACAGGAGTTAGAGGAGGCGAAGAAGAATGATTGACACAGACAGATACGAAGGATATACGAATTGCGATTTGAGAGACCTATTCACCCATAGTGAAATGGCCGATAAAGTTTTGCTACTGCTCGCAGAAGTCAAGGACTTACAGAAGAAATTAGACAACCTGCGTAACTTGTGTAATGCAGAAGATTATGACATTTTCAATTGGGAAATAAAAAACATTGAGGTGATTGAATGATTACTTGCGATAGATGCGGTGTAGAGATAGACGATATAGAGGCCCAGCCTCTATACACATCATTGGGTAAAGAGCAGATGCTCTGTATCAAGTGCTACATTAAACATGTACGAGGCGAGGTTTGATAAGGTCATGCGACCTTATCTCGCAATATGGAAACACTAAGACTCCTCGGAGAGTGGCTGATTACACCTTTGACCGACATTCAAGTTATTGATTTTCAATGCTGGCGTAGAAACTCTGCGGCTAGACGCAGAACATTTGAACCCTTCATACATCTGAAAGTCGGACAACATGATGTAGTCATAGACGGCTACGACTCCGTATGGTCGTTCCTAGACACGATACAGCCAGATATGTATCGCAGTATGGTGAATGCGGCTATGAAAGGGGATATTGAAGATGTCATATTCGCAAGAGAGTTGGTTGATTTGATAGAGGAATCGGAGATTGACATGCTAATTATGCAATACGAAAGCAAGCGTATGAGAGTACCTAACGACATACGCGTGATAGAAGATTGCTATATCGCAAAAGACTTTAGGGTCGCGTCATCAACAACGCAAGTCTCTGATAAATATCAGAGACTTGATTTTATTGTAAAAATTGACACACCGTACAGAGATACACACGGTCTGCATTATGTCCCTACCTACATCTACGGCTCTTATCCGCAGTTAGTATTGGTGCGAGAGTATCAAGAAGGCTTGTTAATTACATCCATCGTATACAATCCCACCGGAAAGGATGTCCGTCTCTGTCGCAAGAATTATTGGAGTGGAGATAATACTACCTTTTTCCTAAACAACAATCTCCCAGAGATGGCGCGTTGCGTAAATGAAATTGAATATCCTCGCTTGGAGGGTGATAATCAAAATGCGATTGGAATGTTATCACGCGAGCGCGACGATATAGAGGCCGATAGATTTTCACAAATTAATTATTTGGAAGTCTGAAAAAGAATACAGAAATAAATAATCGTTGTACTGCATGGCATTTCGATTTATTATTTCTTTTTTCCTAAGAGTTAGTATTTAGAAACCGGCTTTACTATTATTAGTAAATAAGTTTCTACATCTTAGGAAATTGGAAAGAATAACGCTGACTTGCTAACAGTCACTCGTTTTATTTTTTCTGAATTATTTCTACGGCTTAGAAACATTGGATTGATAAGGTCGTAGAGGGATTGGTGATAACATGGGCGAAGTGATAACCATTAACGAGACTGATTTTATTTGGATGAACGGTAAACCGAAGGGCATTACACATGCTATTCTGTTTGACGCAGTAGGTAGCGACCATGTACCCGCAGTAGTGGGTGCGTCATTCGTAACCGACCTAGAGCCTATAGGCTACATGTCCTCAAAGCACATAGCCTCCTCCCCCCATACACTGATGTCCCTAGGATTCACAGGCTGGCCTATCTATTACGGGCCGGACAAGAATACGATAATCGTAGAAGTCCTCACGCCAGCACACATAAGTAGGGATATGAGCGCACAAAAGAATGCGTGGCTTTTCAACTACCCCCCTGCTAGAGATGTTGCTAGGATGCTAAATGACTTAGGATGCGAATTATTCTCTGTTATGACATCTGACGCATTTGATGTGCGAGAAGGTAAAGGTTTTGAGAAACCTATATGCGTAAAGGGTGAAGATATTGGTAGAGACGATTTGGAGTTTGAGAGTCTACAGACTCTCTGGGGATGGCTACCCGCTTTTATGTTCGCAGTAGAGAGAGAGGGTTCTAATGTTCTCATCATACCCTCACACGGACATACGATGGAGAGTAAAGACTTTGCAGATACTCATGTAAAAGAGGCAATTAAGATGCTGAAAGATTTGGGTTACAATACCACAGGATGCCTAAAAAGAGCGAAGGACTTATATCAAAAGGCTTCATCGGAGACGATAGAGGCGGCTAAAATGGCAGACGATATAGTAACCAAGATGCGTAACAAAACACGCGTGAGTCAATACGAAGGGGGAATGTTCGGTTGAGTATATTCAAGAGAATGTTAGACTTCTGTGACAAGAATCACATTATAGATGTGGCAGACAAAGTACCTATATTCCTATGTAGCATAGGGGGTCACTTATTCAATACAGTGAATAAATGTAGCATGTGCGATTTCGCACCTAGAGATGGTGACGACAGTCGCAGATTCACGATTGATGATTGTCCTTTGAGACACACCAATTATCCCATATACACACCATCTTCTCGCATAGCAGATACTCGCATCAACATACTTATGCGTGGTGCTAAAGGTTCCGGAAAGAATGTTTTGCTAGACTTGTTCTGTGCAGAACATACAGGTGTGCTATGGAATCCTCAAGGATTCTCCGGCATTGGTTTTCGCACAATGGTCGGGCCTAACTCGATTACCGAGGCAGGTATGTTCGGGTCTGTGAATGATGATGGCGAGATTGTAGGTAGGCCACTCGCAAGAGAGACTTGCGGTGGATTCCTCTGTTTTGAAGAGTTTTCGTCAGTCAGTGATGCGAATAAGAAAGACCATAGTATTGATATGAAGAATCAGTTGCTAACATCCCTCGACTCTGGCAGAGTCAATAAAGGTATGAGGGATGGATGGGTGCGATACAATACTCGATACACTGTATGGGGCGGTACGCAACATGGCCGTATGGATTTGGAGTCCGGTCTTGACCGTAGGTTCTTCATCATTGACATTGGCATGGATGCTGATAAAGAGCGTCTATACAAAGAGGCGCAGAACAGACAGGCTAGCATGACTCCGGAGGAGAGAGCATTCCTCGCTGGCGAGATACTTGATTTGAGAGCATGGTTCATAGACAGGCAGATGTCTGTAGTCCTTAATCCCCCTACGGGAGTTAAGTTTAGCAAAGACTTTGAAGAATGGGTAATGAAAGAATCAGTCCGTTCTTTTGAAAGTGATTTGTTTCGCAGACTTGCTATTGGCTATCACATGATGCGTGAGGATGAATGGTCTGGCGGCATCATTCAAGTTGAGATGGATGATGATTTGCTAGATTTACTAGAATCTTCTTTGAAGATGCGTAGAGATGTCATGGATGAAGATATTCGATTAGTCAAGACGACATTTTGGGATAAAGATGTCCCTAGGTCTACGCTTGTCAAGGACATTACACGCCTTATCACAAATAATGATTATCAAGCGGCTAAGAGATGGATTGACGACAATCTTAAAGGCCAAGCATGGTTCAGTGAGTTTACTCCTCGCAAAGAAGGTAGGGGTCGCAGAGGCGTGATATGTAGGTTTGGTCTGCCGGATGAGAACGAGACTATGAAATGGGGTGTATGATATGGGTAGAAAATCTAGAAGTCAGAGAACGAGATATGGAAATTGGAAAAGGGCTTGCCTAAAGTTTTTAGAAGAAAATGGTGAATCCGTAAGCGGAGTTGAATTGATTATGAAAGTAAAGACTAGGGATGGTAGACCTTGGGAAAACGCACCATCGAATAGAGCCGTAACGCAAGTCCTAAAGAGGGATGATAGGTTTCAATATGTAGGCGATAAACCCGTCATGGGTATGCAGGGTAGCAATTATCCTAGAGCGCATTTCATAGCAAAGAAGGTGGGAGAATGAGGTCTAGAGGTATTCGCTGGCGTAACAGGGCTTATGATTACCTAAAGAGGAATGGTCGTGCGACTTCTAGTGAGTTGTTGCTTAGTGTCAAGAATCGAGATGGTAGAACCTTCATACGAGGCGCACCTAGAAACGCAAGTCATGTATTCAGTTGGATGCGTATTGATAGGAGATTCAACCGGAAAAAGGTACAGGTCAGAGGAACCACTAGTAGATATGAAGTAGTGGAGTGGGGGATTGCTGATGAAGAGTAAATGGTTAATCGAGCAGAGAATTGCGATAGAAGAAAATCCGAATGTCATAGAGACTCTGAAATGGGTTCTAGAATCTCCCGAATGTCCCATGTGCAATCATCCCCAAGTGAGGGATTTAGAGATTCAAGTTTTCAATGGTAATATGACTCCGTCATATTTAGAAATCAAGAATGGTTGGCCCACAGGTATAGTCGAAGAACATATGCAAGAACATATGACCTACGACCCGCAAGAGGCGAAAGAAGTAGAGGAGACTCGCAGAGAGGCAATCACTACGCTTGATATGGCAGAAGATGTATTCAGTCGCATAAACTCGTGGCTGGATGAATGGGAGGCAGTAAAGAATGCTGACGGTATAGATGGGGAGTGGCTTGCTAATGCTACTCGTCTAATCGGACAGGCTAATTCTTCCCTCAAGTTAATAGGTACTCTGAAGAAAGAGATTGGTGTTGATTCGCAATTGTTACTTGCTAATCAACAAGTCAATGGTGTCATGGGTATACTAGTGGATGTTCTTAGAGCAGAGCCTAGTTTGCTAAACCAAATTGAATTGAGGGTAGCGGCTATGAAAACTCCCACATACATACAAGAAGGACAGTGGGAGGAGGTCTGATGGGTGTATCTTACAATGGCGGCAGACATAGTCTGGGCTATAGTGTTCGTAGACAGGCATTGAGAAGATGTAACGAATGCGGCTTCTCCACTAACGCTAGATACAATACGCATCATAGATATGTAGATGGTCGCAAGATATACTGCGGGTATATGAGGGTGGTAAAATGAAGTACGGGCCTCGCAAGTATTCGATTAGGCCGAGAGGTGTAGTATCGCGATACTGCAAGAAGTGTGAGCATCATGTATGTATTAGCAAATATACGGTAAAACAAAACCCAATAACGAAAACTCAGCGAGTTTGCGATTATTGTCTAGGGGTGAAAGTATGGGTAGAAGATGCTTGACTATAGGATGCAAAGCGGAAAAGACTGATAGGACTAAGAGGTTCTGCTCGGTCTGCGAAGTAAAGAACGAGAGACTGAATCAGACGGTATGGAGGTTATACTATGAAAGCCGGAGAGAAAGTTAAGTGGCGCAAAAGTTTCAAGATGCTAGTTACTAGAACCATACCTAGTGAAGAATATCCTATTATTGCTAGAAATATGCTTAACGATGGACTTTTGGCTTTGCTTACATCGGAGGGTATACAGTGGTATGCTGGCCGCTACCCCGTAACGAAGTCGTGTGTCCGTGAGATTTGGAGTCTTAGTAGGGCGCAATTATCCTCTTTTGAACGATGGGTTTATAGGAGCGACCCGTTTATGGTTATGTTAGAGGAGGAGTAGTAATGGAATGTTCAGAGTGCGGGGAATGGTGTGAGATGGAAGATATGAAATGGCACACCGACGAGCCTATATGTGAAGATTGCTACTTGTTCCTAAAGGGGGTATATTGATGAGAAAATATGATAATGAAGATTTTAGCCGAATAGGAATGATTGAGTTTGACGACAGATTCAGCGTTCCCGAATCACAGGAATTGATAGAGGAAATATCGCACATGTGCTGGGGTAACATAAACATGGATGAGCGAAAACCATATACATATCAAGACACATTGGATATGCTCAAAGAGTTTGAACGCAAGGCACTTGCGTTTGATAGGTTCAGAGAGATGCTTGAGAACAGAAGTGATGAGCAAGAGTTTTGGGAATGGCTAGAGGTTCTTGATATGATTCACAAAGAAGTAGATACCGAATGGGAGGTTTCACAATGAGTAAGAAGTATCGTGGCGTAGCCGTGAGAGCCGCAGTAATGGATTGGGACATATCCGAATGGTTTACTGCCGACCAATTGCTACCTAAAGCAATTGACTCTCTCCCGCAGAGGTCGTGCAGTATCAATGTATACTCTGTATCTAGGTACTTGCGAATAATGGCTAGCAGGGGCGTATTGGATATGCGCCTTAACTCAAGTGGAGTTAAAGAGTTTGCTAAGACGGGTGACTACGATGGGGATGCTCATTTTTACGCGTGATGCTCAAGCATACCGTGAAGGTGACTATGTCGAAGGTAAAGGCGTTGTATCATCTCCGTCTGACGGTCTCACTGTCATAGTACATGAGAAGAGACCTTCTAAAGAAGAATGTATGGGCTGGCTTGACCTTATTTCATATCGCATGGTATGGGTCTGCGATAAAGCACCGGACATCAAAGATACCAGAGTTATCTACGATAAGACTATGAAAAGAAAGAAGTCCGATTACATACCTGCGATTCAAGCAAGTCTCCGTTGGTCGGATAGGAATAGGGTATGGTCTAGTATGTCTAGAGTACCTGTTCCTCTCATGTTATCATTCCTAAAAGAAAATGTCAGAGACATAAATCTATACAGGCTTTTAGCAAAGTCCTTTCGTTGGTGTCCCGAAGAGTGGCAGCAAGCAGCGATTTGTTTCGCAACTAAACCTATCTCTGGTAGACCTGCCTTTCCGAAGAAGAAAGGGAAAGAAGAGTCGCAGATACAAGGTTTCCGAGAAAGCGATTTGTATACTGATATGATAATCCAAGATGGGAAAGTAGCAAACATGATTCGCAGTACATGTGATGAATTACCTAAAGGTATGAAGAAAAGAAAGCAGGGAGTGGTAGATTGGCTCTGACTGTATATGGTTGCGGTTGCCTCATGTGGATGTATTGCATGATGCACCCCTTTCTGAAACCACTAACCTATAGTGTTCTAAGAATACTATTCGCAACAACTAGCAGACTTACTCCTTATGACAAGGGTGGCCCTGTCGCTAAAACCGAATTAGGTGTTGCCTACATTGGTGGTTTAGAGGAGTAGTTAAATAGCACCGCCTACAGGCTTGTAATATGGCGAAGAATAATGCGAATGCTCGCATTAGAAGGAGGGTAGCAGAAATCCTTTTTGACAGAGGCCCAATGACTAGGTCTGCTGTAGCCAGCATCCTACTAGGTGAAGGTAATTTTAGAGTTATGCCTTCTGACGCAAGCCTATCGGCTATGTTAGCAAAGAACATTCAGATTATACAGACCGGCACGACTAAAGTTGATGTCGGGGATGGGACTATGACAAATAATTCAGTGTATGCGATTGACGAAGAAATCATACATTGTAGAGAAGATTTGCTATACACTAGACCTTATTCCACAATGACTAAGACGCAGAAGAGTCGTGCTAAGAGATGTCCTACATGCAAACAAATGAGATATATGGGAGACCACGAGTGGGATGAGTGTCTGATATGTCAGAGGAGACCGCTTGATTGATAAGGACATCGAACCTAAGACGGTATATGGTGAGACTCAAGAAGGATTGGTTGTTACACAAAAATGTAATTAGCCGCTATAGCGGTCAAGATACTTACTCATGTGGTGCGCCTGTCGAGGACAGGGGAGGCATCACAGACGAACAAGCCCTTTCACTACCTTTATGCCCCCGATGCTTCAAAGAAGGGGAAATAGAAGGTATGGTTGATGTTGCCTCCGCTAAGGGGGGTGGAGAAGGTGAAGCAAGCGCAAAGCGTTCCGACTCCTCCTCCCGACGCATGGAGGGTTGGCTATGACATTATACATAGGCATATGCGGAAACATGAAGTCTGGTAAATCTTCACTTGCTTCGCAGTTATCGCAAACATTTGAGTTACCTATCCTGTCCTTTGCAGAGAGTCTTAGGATGGAGGTAGCGCAAGCATTCTTCTACCCCAAGAGGAAAGTTGATGCTCGCTATCTCTGGGATATGTTAGAACAGCAAGATAAGACCCTCACTAGACCTATTTTACAGGCGTGGGGTCAAGGTAGAAGGGACTTGCGTAATGAGGATTATTGGGTCAATAGGCTACAGGAGTACGCAGATAGCAAAGGTATAGAGTATGCTATTATTGACGATGTCAGACATGAAAACGAAGCCAAACATATTCTCGATAATGGAGGACTTATTATTCGCCTACATGCTAATGAGCAGGTTCTCATTTCTAGAGGTGCGATTAATTTAGAGCATAGTAGTGAGCAGTTGAAAGGCGTAGATGATTTGCTTCGCAGAAGTGCTTTTGTTCATCAATCCGTAGACTTTGATACTTCGGGTATGAGTCCCTACGGTATGCTCAAAAGATTAGCACCGATAGTAGAAGATTATCTAGAGACATGGGGGCATATGACATGAGAAAGTTTATTGTTAAGAGGCTGGTTAAGCCGTTTTTGAAAAAGCAGGGTATTGAGATGTGCAAAGCATGTGATGATGCGATTGCGACTTCTTCTTACAGTCTATGTGCGGAATGCCAAGACGCATTTGACAAAGACATGATTGCTATTTACAATAGAGATATGAAGGAGGCCGTACAATGACTTCCCCTGTATGGTTTGAAAAGTATCGGCCAACAGACTTTGCCGAAATCGTAGGACAGGATTTGATTACCGAAGAGATGCGAAATATCGCAAATGGCAAAAACCCTATGAATCATTTCCTTTTCCATAGCGTAGAGGCTGGGACAGGCAAGACTACGGTTGCGTATGCTCTTGCACATCAGATGGACTACGCTCTACATATATTCAATGCTTCTAGCAAAAGAACGAGAGGTATTGACTTCATAGAAGAAGATATTATTCCTCTATCGCAGAGTGGCATGTGGGAAACAATCATTCTTCTTGATGAGGCAGACCGACTTACTATTCAAGCGCAAGACGCTCTCAAAGGTGTTATCGAAAACGCAACCTGTTTCTTCATACTCACATGTAATGATTTGAGCAAGGTCTCCCCTTGGCTACAATCTAGATGTCAGTTGCGACATTTCAAACCTATTCCCCGTAATTCTGTGATAAACCGATTACAGAGAGTTGCTTCGGCAGAACATCTATTCATACCAGAGTCGCATTTACATGCGATTGCTAGTAGACACAAAGGCGATTTGAGAAATGCTCTAGGTTGTCTACAAGCATACGCAACAATGCAAGGGGTTGCCGATAGGGATAGATTCATTCTATCTCTAGATATTGGCGATTTCAATCCCAAATCCTTCTTGCGTGTATGTGCAAAAGAAAGAAGTGTCGAGGTCGGCTACAAGATGATAAAGGATATGCCTATGCGTATTATCATCCGTGAGACCTTAGAATATGCCGTTAATTCAGACGCATCGGCAGAAGGTAAAATGCGTATTATCGAGTCCTCTATTATCAGCGAAAGAGACCTACTGCAAGGTTGTGACGAGACAATTGTCCGTTGGGATTACTGCCGTATGTTGGCTGCGAGGGATTTATAGGGACATAGGACTAAGGACAATATGAAACGGAGTGGATAAGATGATTAGCACTGATATGTACGAGAGAGTAGCAAAGAATGTGGGTTGTTCAGTAAGTGAATTACTCGCACGACACACAAAGGCCAAGGATGCTCATGCAGCATCCCTAGTTGCGGCAGGGGTCGCAGAGGCAGAGGTCGAGAATAAAACGCTTAGAATGGCGGCAGCAGAAATGAGAGCAGAAAAAGCAAGGTTATCCCGTAGTGGATGCACGAACCTTGAAGGTATGTTCATCAGTAGCCCTCGATACAAAGATTGGGGCAAAGTATTCTACACAAAGTATCAGAAGTTGCTTCAACCCCTAGCAGAAGAGGGTCGCAATAATCTAGTAGCGCAAGGTCTAGTTACTTTGTACCTACATGATGATACAACAGGTCAATATCGAATTATTCACAACCCAAGTCTGACTAACAAGGCAGTATTTGAGGCTGGATTCGCAGAGATGCAGGGCGAGACTCTGCCTAAACAAGCGACTGAAATCGGTGACGGCTCTGGTTACTTCGTATGTATCGAAAACAAGACTTCACCTACCTACCCTTCGGGTACTACTAACTTCTCTTATGGAAAGGCTCGTGCTACCCAAGACCTTGAAAAGACCTGTCTTTTCTTAGGTAAAGAGCAGGGCGAAAGCGGTGCAGTTAGAGTTATACCTATGAAGTTTAGAGGAGATTTGGCTAAAGTAGGCTACCCTACATTCTCTCCTTTGCGAATACCTATGAATCTGTCTAAGAACGGAGTAGGCTACGCAAAGAAAGGTGTATCGCAATATACTCTAGATGCAAGTCTCGCTAGCATGTTTGAGAAGCCTCCATTGGCGGCTGATGGTACAGGTCTAATCGCAGACTTGCCAAACTTGCCTATCTTAGATGGTCTAGACTTCATAGAAGAACACTGTGGTACTCTCTCTGATAAAGAGAAGTGGGATGCTCTAGCATGTGTTGTTATGGAAGTCGCACATATTGACCCTCGTGAAAAGGGTGGCTATATCTTGACTCTGTCGGATTTAGACATCACTTCAATATCTCCTCCTCTTGACCTGTATGTAAACGCAGAAGAGGATTCTAAAGTGACCTTCGGTGTTGGTTCAGTAGTTGTTGTTGTCGGCTCTCCTTATGTGGGCCGTGAAGGTGACGGTAGGCTAGCAGTAACCGGATGGTACTGTGTCGAAGAAGTAGGTTCCCCCTCCTTGGATGATGAGTCCGAGGGGGAGGGCGCATCTGACGATTGGGAGTGAGTAATATGAGCGCATGGGGTAACAAAAAAGAGGATAGCAAAGAGCCACCGGCAAAGTTTGGTCTAGACCACTACAGAGAGTTATACTCTCGTGGTCGCCCATCCGATAATCCTATTAGGATGGCTCTAGTAGCAAAGGAGAATTGCGCTAAGACAGGTCTTGCGATTGATATAGCAAGGGCTAGGACTGACAAAGAGATAGTCATTATTGATATTGACAACAGTGCGGTGCAGACCGTTGCGTTTAATTATCCGGATGATGATAATATCCGTGTAGTCCCTCTGTTCGATGAGACAGATGCCTCCATCTTCGATGATGATAATACTACTAATTGGACTGCTCTTATTGATAAGATGGGGTTCTTTATCAAGTTGATAGGTGAAGAAGCAAGAGAGGGCAAAATTGGGGCCGTTATCGTAGATGGCGGTTCTTCGTTCTTGAAGTGGTGCGAATTAGCCATGACTAATGTTCTGATGAATCGCAGTAAGAATCCTGTCAATGTAGAGGATGGAGACAGATTTAATCAAGCAGAATGGCGTATTCGCAATCAATTGTTCCGTGATGTTATGAACAGAGCGCATCAATTACCTGTAGACGCAGTATTCTTTACTTTCCATCTAAAAGATGTAAAGCAATTCGCAGATTTGGGTAATGGCTCTAAAGGTCTTATGAAGGTCGGAGAGATACCAGATTGGGAGAAGGGTACTATGCGTCTTTTCTCGCAACAGATATTCTTAGCAAGATACACTAAGAAAGGCGATATTGCGGCTGGAATCAAGGCCGACCCTAAGATGAAAGATGGCGAATGGGAAATCAGAGCCACTATCGAAGAAATGAAGGGTTGGAATCAGAAGCATCTAGGTGAAACTCATACTATTTTGCGAGTCTCCGGTGGAGAAGTAGAGTGGTCTGGCCTCCCGTTCCTAGAATGGGGGTGAAACCATAATGAAAGTACAGAAGGTATTCCCTTCTAGGAACAAGAAATCGCATTATGCAGTACCCATAGGAGTTACAGGTAAATCCTACCTACTATGTAGAGGTTTACCTACCTTTGGTACTCATTCCACAGACCATCCTCTCAAGGCAAATGGTGAACCTAAGTCTAGGGAGATGTGCAAGTTGTGTGCTAACATGCTAAAGAAACACGCTTATGTCACTCTTGACGAGTGATTTATAGGGACATAGAGGATAAGTGATAAATATGTTGAAACTACCAAAGGGACAGTTAGAAGAATTGCTAAGAAAGACGCAGAGAATGTGTAATATCAATGGTAAACCTATGCCTCAAGTCATAGGTTGCGTTATTGAGTGCATTCCTAATGCTGATGTGGCCGTGACTACTAGCATCGTCAGAGATGGTAAAACTAGCGTAGCATCCTTCGTTACTCCTTGTGACGACTTTCATATGAAAGACGGTATAGTTATACCGGATATTGCGAAAGCCCTTGGTGTTCTAAAAGCACATACGGGACTTATCACTCTTGAAAAGAAAGACGACAAGTTAGTATTCCGTTCCTCTGGTAAACAGACTACTATCTCCGCAGACCCTCGTGCTTTAGCATTTCCTCATACTAAGAAAAGTATTAGTCTATGGAATGAAGAATCGCAAGAGAGATTGTCTGTTATTGACGGAGTAGGTAGATACAAGATGTCTAATGGCGAGGTAAGAGAGCCTATGGCCGAGTTTGAAATGCGTGGCGAGGAGTTGCGAAACGCAATCAATACAGGTAATATCAACGGACAGAAGGTAAATCGCTGCACCCTCACATGGGATGGGGATAAACTATCTTTGGAAACAGGTAGTGAAATGTTAGGTAGAACAACTACTTGCTTATTCAGTAGCGAGCCTATGTTTGACCCTTTTTCCTTTGAGTTTGAGGGCGGTCTTGAAAACTGCCTCTCTAATGGCAAACTCACTCTCTATGTCCTAGACTTCAATCCCGAAGGACAGGGCTACTCTATAGTGATATACAGTGATGATTGTAAGATATTTCAGAGAGGCGTAGTCTGATGCCGGTACTTAGCGAATGGGTAGAAGAACAACCTAGGCAGAGAATACAGAATATAGCAAGCAGGGGCATAAAACTCCCTGTAGATGAGATATATTGGGTTCTGCGACAAATGGGTTCGGTTATGTCCCTTCGTAAAGTACATAGAAAAATAGCAGTAACTTATGCGGTTCTCAAAGATATGGAGATAGGACAGAGATTTACTTCTGACACAATACTACCAATAGCAAATAGATACATAAGAGGCCAAGGAACAGACATAGATACTAGAACAGTCGGTAGTCTTTTAATTTGTTTGGTAAATTGGGGTCTCGTAGAAAGGGTAGGCAAAGTAAAAAACATATTTCAGTATAGGAGGATTGCTTGATGGAACATGAAATAATATGCTCGGACTTTCTGAAAGCAGACTTGGGTAATCGCAAATATCGTTCTTGCGTTACCTCTCCTCCGTATTACGGGATGCGTACTTATGGTGATGATAAAGACGAAGTTGGTAAAGGTCAGACTTTAGAAGAATACCTAGAGACTATGGTAGAAGTCTGTCGCAAAGTGCGAGACCATCTAACTGATGATGGTACTTTGTGGTTGAATGTAGGGGATTCCTACAATGGCTCTGGCGGTGCAGGTTCCGATTACAAAGAAGGAGGCATCAAAGGGTCGAAGAATAAATGGGGTTCTAGAAATGTTTTAGGTCTCCCTAAAAAGAATCTGATAGGTGTTGCTTGGAGATTGGCTTTAGCATTACAGGCTGATGGTTGGATTTTGCGAAGCGAAATAATATGGAATAAAAGCAAGGCTTATCCTCAACCAGAGGCGTATATCAAACGCCCCGTTCCTAAACACGAGACTATATTTATGCTCTCTAAGAATCCGGATTATCATTATAACGCAAATAACTTATTCACAGTATGGGATATGACCCCTGCTAATAACGGCCACGAAGCACCATTTCCTCTAGATTTACCTACTAAATGCGTTTTAGCAAGTAGTGATGTTGGGGATTGGGTTCTAGACCCATTTGCCGGTAGTGGTACTACTGCCGTTGCTTGCGAATTACTAGAAAGAAACTCTACTATGGTAGAGTTATACCCCGAATCTTGCGCTAAGATAGATGCGAGACTTAAAGAAATCCCTAGCACAGATAGGCTAGAGTGGGTATGATTATAGGACAAACAAGACATGGTAAAATCTATGCAGTCGCTAGAAAAAAAGGTGAATATAATGCCAAAGTTTGACAATAAAGAATGGTTGATGGAGAAGTATTTCTCTAGTAGTATGAGTGCGATTGCTAAGGAGTATTCGGTATCTCCTATGTTGGTTTTGGATTGGCTGAATAGCCATAAAATACCTATCTTAGTAAGAAGGTCGTACTAGGGTTTATAGGGACTTGGGAGTCATGTCAGAGACATGATAGTCGAGAGGTCTAGAGGCAATAGTATCACAGTCTTATACCGTGATAGTTACGGAGATAGGAAAAGAAAGGTCTTAGGTACAGACGAATTGCCTTATCTCTATGTCGAGTCTACTATGAGTAGAAGCGTACTAAAGAACGAATATCGTTGCGCTAGAATAGAAGAGGGACACGAAGGTCTCTACGGAGAGACCCTAATCAAATGCTACTTCTACAATACAGAGGATATGCGAAAATTAGCAGGTGATGTTCAGACTTGGGAGTCGAATATCAAATGGGAAAATAAAGTATTAGCAGATAGCGGTATTATCTTTGACAATTATGAGCATAGAGTATGGTATCTCGATATGGAGTGGAAAGTGGACTCTGGCGAAATAACAATCGTAGTAGTAAGAGATTCGCAGAAAGGGGAGTTTGTCTGGTTTACCCATCCAGACTTTGAGGCTGGCTTCTACGATAAGATACCAGCGAAGAACCACCCCTACGGCAAAGAGTTTTGCGAGATGGGGGATAGGAGATTCAAATGCTGCGCTGACGAAAAGGAGATGTTGTTAGATGTTGCTTTGCTAATGAAAGCGCAAGACCCCGACATTATTACAGGATGGAATGTAACTAATGCTGATTGCCGAAAGTTGATGAATCGCATGAGACATGTAGGTCTCAATCCCAATATATTATCCCCTATGAATCGCGTGAGGTGGAAGTTTGGAGATTGGGAACAACCCATCGTTGGGAGAAATGTCATAGATATGATGGTCGGTTTCAAAAAGTTGTGGACTTTGAAGAACGGACAGTTACCTGCTATGTCTTTAGACGCAGTATCTAAACACTGTCTGCAAGACGAAAAGGTTCCTCTAGAAGAGGGCCACGATACCTACTATTCGGATTTAGGTACATACCTAGACTATGCTCGACAAGATGTAGATTTACTACCTAGACTCAATGATTTAGTGGATGTCCTAGGCTACCATACTGCTCTACAACATATCGTTCAATGCGATATTCGCTCTACTCCTTTCATCACAAAGATGTTCTCTATCCTATCTCTAAGAGATGAGGATTTTAATCTTAGAATGCCTAGCAGACCACAGTTTGCTAAAGTTGATTATGAGGGTGCAGAGATTATGATTCCGGAGGCCGGAGTGTATAGCAACATAGGTATCTTCGATGTCAAGGCTATGTATCACAGTAATGTGGATAAGTACGGTATATGCTGGACTACTCTTGATGAAGAAGGAGAGGATTGCGGTAATGGTATCTCTTTCAATCGCAAAAAGAAGGGACTGCTCTGTAGACAGATGGATAAAATGACTGATTTAAGAAATCAGTACAAGAAATGGATGAAGGAGGCAAAAACAGATGATGAGCGCAAGATGTACGACTCCCTACAATATGCTACAAAGTCCCTAGTCGCATCTATGTACGGTGTCGCTGGTGATGCGAAGTATGGAATGTACCATCCCGATATTGCTGCCGCTATCACATATACTTCAAGGAATACTCTTGGGGAATTGCGAGACCATGCCGAAGAGTTAGGTTTCACTGTGCGATACGGACATACAGACTCTATTATGTGCGAAGTACCCACTCCCGAAGAAGGAAAGGCTGCTTTAGAGACAATAAACGCAAGAATGTTTCCCATAATTACCGAGTTTGAAAAATGGTCGTCTAGTTTCTTGATAATGGCTAAAAATCGCTATGCTGGTCTAGTATCTTGGACTGATGGGGAGTACCACGAGCCAGAGAGGTATGTCAAAGGAATTGAGATGAAGCAGAGTCGTCTACCAAAGGCTATGAAGAATGCTATGGGTCTAGTTATAGATGGTATGCTACAGGGACATGATGAAGAGGATATAACATTTCAATTGCAGAATCTAATAGAAGATGTTGTCGAAGAGAGAATAGCAATTGCAGATTTAACTATCAAAGCAAAACTTAGTAATGATTTGCATAAATATACGGTTCTTTCAGAGGCTCGCGCTGGTGCTAAATGGGCCAACGATAATCTAGGTAAAGGCTATCGCAAAGATGATTATTTCCTATGTACTTTAGATGATACAGGCAAATATATTGCTTTTGACGACCCATCGGAGATAGAAGGTATCGCAAAGGTCGGGTACAAAGAAATGGCAAGAAAGTTTGTATTGGATAAAATAATTCCATATTATGAAATAATGGGATGGGACTACATGCCTCTGCAAAACACTATAAACGGGGTCACTAAAGTAGAGTGGTTATGAGGAATAGTTTTAATAGGTCATGGGTGCGTGGATGTAATATGAGTCGAGGAAATAAGAAGCCGACAATCAGACAATTGGATGAAAAGATTAGTGTAATGGTAAGCCGTGTAGACGGTTTTCTGAACATGATAGCACAGGAATTGGAGAAGCATAATACGCTTATTTTGAAGATTCTTCAAAGAGATGGACTTATCCATGAGCAAGAATGTAATCACTGTGGAGGTATAGTTAGGACTCCTATGCTTGATGGCATAGAGCCTGTTGAGTTATGTCCTTATTGCGAACAACCTATGGATAACACAGAACAGACTACTCTCCCTCTAGCAGAAGAAGAGTGATAGTATGAAAGACCCATCCGAGATGTCTGTTGAAGAATTAGACGCAAATAGTAGTTACGACCCTAACGATGAGGATAAACTACTAAGGATGTCTAAGTCCTCATTTGTAGGCTACGGAGGATGTCCTAGAAAGTATTGGTGGTCTAGGGTACAACTCAAAGACAAGAGGATGCCAGAGACCCCTGCTATGGCTCGTGGAAAGTATGTTCACACGAACCTAGAGACTCTGTATGATAATTGGGAGGGTCAGTCCACACTAGGCCCACTAATCCCCGAAGATAGAGACGACCCTGCTAATGAAGTAATTACCTTCTTAGAAGAGTGTCGTATCGAGAGATGGGGTCTTGAAAACTTCATGCCTGTAGAGTATGAAGTCAAGAGAGTTGTATGGGATGCTGAACATGAAGTAGTCTTAGTAGGTCTTATTGACGGTATTCTCGTTCATCCGGATGGCGGTCTCTGCATCTATGAATTAAAGACGGGTAATATGGCCTCTATGAAGTTTAGCAAGACTCGCAAAGAGATGTGTTACTATACTCATATGCTTAGGCTTATGGGCGAGACTAGACCTATAACTCACTTTGCTTATCTATCCCCAGATGCTTTTAACCCTAAGTTTGTCGCAGAATTGTGTGGCTGGAAAAATGATTGGGGGGAATGGGATGAGGATAGGGTTCTTTGTTCGGAAAGGGGTTGGTTAGATACCAATTCTCGCAAAGAAGTTGCTATTGCCGAAGGCTCTAAGGGGTTCTTAGTGGTAGAGAAACTAAACTCAAGGAGTATTACATCATTCAACAAATCTCTAAAAGAAGCAGTAGATGGTATCAAATCGCACGATTGGGATATGAAGTGGAATGATTACTTCTGCCCCCAATGGTGTGACTTCTCTATGTCTTGCGAAAGTGAAAGAAATGGACTTGAAAACCTATGGGGTGAAATGATATGACAATGTTTTGTGAAGAATGCGATGCTATAATATCAACAGAAGAAGCAGACTCTAAGCCTGTGATGCTAGTAACGGGACACATTGATACTGCTAATCGAAAGTATTATACCTGTTCTATATGCGGTCATAAACAGATTGATAAGGACACCATGTATAGGTGATTCCATGACAACCCTTAGATTCCCTCGACAGATAGGGCTAAAGAGACAGGGATGCAAAGACTCTGCATCTTTCCGTAAATACATTGATACTCTCAATGGCAAAAGCAATATCTACACTAGCCTGTATTCCTTTGAGGATTTGACAGACTATGATACTGTAATCATGGATAGGGCTTGGTGGGACTTCGATACTACCGAAGAATATGACATGGAGACTGTTAAGAAAGATGTGGCTAGCCTTATTGCTAGACTCAAAGGCGAAGTTAGGCTTGTTGCTACCGGCAGAGGCTTTCATGTTCACCAATTCTTCAAACGCCCTGTTAGAGGTCGTCAGTGGGCTTTGCACCTAGATAGGTATCAGAGGGAGATGGCGGTAGGTCTACAGAGCCTAGACGGTGTGGGTTATCCGGAAAAACTAACTCGTGTCCCTAATACTTACAATACCACTAGGGGCAGATGGTGTGTAGTAATTGACCCTAGATTATTCTTAGTCAATCCTCTTGGTTATGAGATACCTAAGAGACCTACTTCGCAAAACTCTTTACTAGACCCTTTCTTGGGTACTTATGATGTGGAGTCTTGTTTTGACTTGGTTCTTTGGAATGCAGAGAATCCGTATCAAGAGAGAGTAGCAAAGGGCGAAACTAGCACAGTAAAGGTAGGTAATCACGAGGGAGAGGTAGCACTACCTACCTGTCTAGACAGGGCGATTAGAGTATCTAATCCCCCTCATCATGTGCGTGTCGCTCTCGTACAAGAAATGAGTAGACAACTTCGTTGGTATGCCGACCCTAAAGACTTGGATGAATCAGAAAAGACAGAGATAGCAAACCAGATTTGCGATTTCATAGCAACTCTGGGTTGGACTGACTACAATGTATTCACTACTAGAAAGTATGTTGTTGGTATGCAACGCTATCGAAACGCCCCTTCTCCACTGTGGTATCGCAAACATAATCTATGTAGCGGTGAAAGTTGCTGGTATTGTCGTAGATAATAAGGGATGTGGTTTTATACCACATAGTACCAGCATACCATATGATATATGCAGATGATAGGGAGAATGAAAAACTTCTTCACAAACTGTATGTAGCCTGTGGCAATAGAAAGGTAGACCCGAAAGGCGAAGTAATGGTTAAGAGGCTACAGTATGGTGATTATATCATTGGTGATTGGGCTATTGAAGCAAAAGAGATAAACGACTTGTATCGCACTATTCTAGGGATAGGTAGGAATGGTAGAACAATCAATCATCAATTACACGAATTGAGTGAGTCTTGCGAAATGCCTTTTCTTGCTATCTATGGGACTCAACTAAAACCTTATTTCAAAGGTAGAAAGGCCAAGGCAAACGAGATTTCTAGGGAAATCGCAAAAATGAATAGAGTTATTAAATCATTTAAGATGGTAGTATACTCACATTTCCCAAAAATACGAGTTATTGAGTTTCCTAGTATGGATGATTTTGTAGAGTGGTTAGCGGTATCGCATCTAAAGAAGCAGATGGGTTCTACGCTAAAACCCGCTACTAGAATCAAGAGTCTACCTACCGACCCAAGGATGCTTGCTCTTATGGGAATACAAGGAGTAAGTCAAGATATAGCAGAAAGATTGCTAGACCAATACAAATCCATACCTAATTTGCTAAAGACTAAGGTCAGACTGAAAGACTTAATGAAAATCAAAGGAGTGGGTAGGGTTCTTGCTAGAAGAATCAAAAGCCTTCGCAAAGAGTGGAAACCTTAAAAGTCCTTATGACTAATGTAGTGTTGAGTCGGGGAGTTTCCTTCATTGTTTTGGCTTCCTCTTTGGCATAATGGTTTCTCACCCCAACTCCTCGGCTCACCCATTAATAGGCTTTGAATGAGTTGCTTTGGGCTACTGCTGGCTTGTTATACCTTCTTACATTGACCGATACATTGTGTATCACAAGAGACTGATAACCTGCTGAATCGTTACCCTGTGCTGGCTTTCTTTCAAAGGTCACTATCAGAGTGTTATTCGCAGTACCAGCCCCGTTCAAGAATTGAGTAGGTAATAAGATAGTATTAGCATTACTAACTCCTTGCGTAATAATCTTAGTGCTACTAATAGAAGCAGAAGTTTCTTTACAAGTAACTGTAGTTGTTATTTCTGCGTTTCCTCCACTAGTGATAGATGGTAGGGAAATACTAGCAAGGACAGACACATATCCGCTACTAGTATCATTAGGTACTCGCACATTGAGAGTATGACTATGCACCTCTCCTTGCTGACCCACCTCTGGGTCTGATATACCTGCTAATGTAAATCCATCAGAAGTAGCAATCGCAGAACCGGATGAACCGGATGTTGTGTCGAGACCATCAATCGCTCTATCGAATGAGGATGTTATCCCTGTGTTTTTGCTACCTAGGACACCCCATGTTGCGCCAGAGGCGTTCTTGTCGCCCCCGAAGTCTGCTCTGCCTTTAAGACCCCTTATCAAGGTCTTAGACATCTGATTAGAAGTCAGACCTGTGAATTGACTCTGACCGTCGTCATTGATGTTGCTAGAAGTGGTTAGTATAGACATTGGGCCTACACTACTACCGAATCCGCCACCCATAGGCGGTTGATTGTAATCGTCACCGTTACCATCGTACCACCCTCCCCCACCTCCTGTAGGAGATGTCTCTTTCGCAAATACTTGAGCCATAGAATAAGCGTAGTGACTTTCAACCTTCTCTAGTTTCATAGTAACCTTTTCGTGCTTAGTACAGTCTTGTTGCCAATTGACATCTCTTATAACCATAGTTTCGTTACTTAAATCTACATGGGTATCTGTATAGGACAGGGTTGTTGCTGGCGTGAAATTAAGGTCGTCTACAATATGTAGCCTAGGTGCATACCAAGCCGCCCTTCTATCTGCCATTGGCCCTAAATCGTCATACTGCCTAACCCCTAATGGGAATGGACTATCTGTATCAAAGGATGAGTATGTACTATCTAATGGCATATTATGTGCATTTTTAGGAGTAGTCTGATACAATCTTCTATCCATAACATCTCGCAAATAATCTATATCTGCTGAAAAGATTACCTTTGGTGTACTACTATCATAAGATGAAGGTAGTGTTAATTCAAACATACCGTTACCATCAATCACTACAGAAGAAGAACCTTCTAAAGTAGCAGCAGTAAATAATGGTGGTACAGGGCCAGCACCTATTCCTTCATCAAAGGCATAATCTAAAGCAAATAATTTGAAGGTAGCAGTCTGAGCCGTACTACCAGCGTGATATGCAATCGCAAGTCTTAATTCATTACTTGAAGTAGCACTAACTTTGTTAGTATCTTTATCTACATGTACTACTTGTATAGCGGGGGATAAAGAGTTTGTTCCGTACCAATAGTAAGCGTTACCATGCCTTCTAGTTGCTCTGTCATAATACATAGTTACTTCTTGTGTAGCAGAGGCATGAGAGGTGTTTATATTGTATACTGATAATTTGTATGTAACTCCACTAACTGTAGACTCTAATTCGTACCAAGTATTAGTATTGCTAAATGTAACATTAGAACCATAACTGCTACCATCGTAAGCCCACTTGTATACATCTGGCCCTGTAGATACCCTGTATATTTTACCACTTGCAGGTGGGCTAGTAGGTGCTGCACCAGCACTATTTGTAGATACTATGCCTAGTCTCCATCTATGGTCTGCTGCGTGGTCTGAATCATAACCTACTGCATTAGAGTATGTGCTTGCGTATAACAAAGACGAAGTAGTTATGTTAGCCTCCGAATTAAGTGAGCCACAATCCAAAGCATTTTGAATACCAAAGAACGGAGAGCCGCCTAAAGTATTAGTCCACCAACCCAAAGATTGTGTGTACTTTCTAGTTAAGTTTCTACATACATCTGCAACATATCCGTACCTGCCACCATCTGTCATTACATTTGTATCTCCCGATGGCCTAATTATTTCTGCACTTATGCTTACTCTAGAGTCCTTTTCTCTAAGGTATTCTTGTTTTGCTAAAGACAAGGCTTCTTCTCTGTTAAAAATGTTTGGATAATTTAATACTCTCCATCTGACATCTGAACCAGAAGGTTCTGGGTGGTCTGCAAACGCAGAGTTTCCATTATAGTATACTCTTACATTTGTTATCTGAGTACCTGCTGTTGTGCTTAAATCAGAGACCTTTAGATTATTTCTATTAAATGTATGACCGCTAGCATAACTTTCTCTAAAGTCTAATCTATTATCTCTACCTATCATCCAAGAAAAGGTCTTTAGTCCTCCACCACTACCATTTCCTTCTTTGGTTTTCATATCATTTAGCAAAGTCATAATAGTCTGCCCTCTAGCATCGTGAACAGAACCGTAATCTTCCCCTCCTAAATCACTAGTCTTAGGCACATTCTGTATATCCCAGATACAAGGAAGTGTTGCATTGGTAGCCCAACTATCTGTTAGAAGTAATGTCTGCATATACCTAAGTTTATCGTGTGCAAAGTATGTGCCAGAGTTAAGAGATTTAATTTTACCAGATATATTCATTAATAATCTAAAACTAAACAATGCTGCGGGAGTATTGTATACTCTTACAGTATCAAAATTACCTTCTACATCTGTTGTTCTAAACTCATTACTACCAATAGCAACTTCGCTACCTGTTGCGCTTGCTGCTTGGTCTACTTTTAATTGGTCTATTACATTTTTAGGGCCGGTTACTACTTCATAGGTAGTAATATATACTCCTGTTAATTTATCATATGGTTGATTATCTATTAGAACAGTAGTTTTACCAGACCAATAAAAATAATAATTAGTCTTTTCAGAGTCACGGTCTGACCCTCCTCCTGTGCATTGTATTACTCCATAGCCACTACTTGCGAATTGACTTGCATCGTCTAAATAAATGACGGTATCTGTTACTGCAATATCTCTCATTAAGTGAGTACCGTCATTTATGAAATAATCAGCGTTTTTATGATATTTTACAAAGTGAGTATCTTCTGTTATATTTTTGCGATTTGCTACTGCATGTTTCCAATAATTATCAATAAGATAAGGGAAACCTGTAGAATTGGTTTCGTAATCTCCAAAGTCTGCTAAACCACCGCTATTGTAGCCGGGTCTGCCACCACAAGCAGCAGTATTTAGATTCCAAAAACGGGACACATCCACTAGACATACTGCGCCTCCCTTATCTTTCCAATTATGATATTGGTCGAATGGTTCTTCGTTTGAACCACCTTCAAGAGCCTCCCAAGCAGTACCCGTAAATGGTTCTTCTGTAGCATCAAGAGACCATATATCTAAATCTTCTCCTACTTTCAAATCGCAAAAAGTATCTGGTAAACCATATTCGTCAAATTGATTAGCAAAAGTAAGATTAACTGAATACTTCTGGGATGTAGGTAAAAGCAAATTAAAATCAGATTTGCGATAACCACCGTCTGCATCAGCAGTACCATCATTTCTCATATCAGCCCATAAAGCCCATAGATGTTTGTAGCCATTACTTTCATCTACTTTTCTAAGACTATAGATAGTGTTTGCTCTATTCCAATCTCTTTTAACTCCTTTAAGACCTGTAAGATTTACAGTACCGTGATATACCCCTCCGGAGTCTGCATCGGGCGCATAATCAGCACCAGACGAAGGTTGTACTAAAGTAGCAGTAATGTTATCTGGGTCTGCATACCATCTACTATTACCGTCAGACCAATTACTTTCTCCTCTGTATTTTGCTTTTAGATATGCAAATGAGGAGTCATTTGCATTAAATTGCTCTATCCTATAAGTGGTGTATTGATTTGAAGCAACTACTTCTTTTATCATCATTGGCCCATTTAAGTGTTCTTGAGTAAATCCTCTATGAACAATTATCTGCCCTTCGACAAAACCATGTGCGCCTCCTCCTGTATAGAAATATCCGCTAGTGTGCCACGACATAGTATCATAGTTTGTTGGAGTGGTAACATTGTTACCTATGATATACTGATGGTCTCCTGTGTCTTTATCTACTAAGTCTATAATAAACTCCTTTAGCCTATTGTGTTTTATGTACCACCATAAAGCAGCATCTCTTAAAGTAAGTGTTGTAGAGGATGTTGTTAAATCACCCTCCATAGTAGGTACTTTGGTAGTACCATCAGCGTTCCAATCTGTGCCACCTGCACCTGTCATTAGTGCTGCTTGAGCAGCAGTAAATGGTGTGTGAAGGAATGAGCCTATACCATGTCTCCAATAAGGTTCTGCTGCGATTACACCAAACTGTGCTTTGAACCAAGTAGATTGCGGCAAATCCCTCATCCATCTAGCATGTATATTTCTGTATTTGGTAACATCTTGTGGTATCTGATTGGTAATTGTATTTGATTTGTAAAGTACGGGAGATGTCTTAGGATAAGACTTAGAGTCTTTACCATTTATTTTGCTTAGGTCATAAGCCATACCTGTATTACTTGATATAGTTTTACTATCTCCAACTGCATAAGGCCATCTTTCTACTAAAACATGAAGAACAGTAGCAGACTCTACATGGAAAACTTGTAATGGTCTAGCAGCAAAATGTTCCATGTTAGAAGAGGAACCCGAAAGAGTTAATCCTACAGGGAACATAAACTCGTCTCCTTCTAAAAGATTATGTGCCGAAGATGCTGTAATTTTAATAAGTCTTTTACCGTCATAATCTGCATTTAACGATACTACATCTGTAGCAGTAAACAATCTATCTGTTGCTACATTTCCCGATGTGTCTGTTGTTCTTATCCTAACAAACCATGTATCTTCGGCAGTAGTTAAATCTTTTTGCGTATACATTTGATTTATTGTATATGTACCATCATAAGCAGTACCTTTTACAACAAAAGTATCACCATCACTAAAATTACCGTAAGTATCAATATGTGTTTGAGATGTAGGGGTAGAAGTATAAATCCTTTCATCAAACTTTACCCAAAACTCTCTATCAACACTGTTAAATGGATGGTGACTTACTATTTCTAAAACATCATCTCCCTCCCATTCGTTTTCAACATCGTTAGGGCCGTCACTATCTTCGTTAATATACATCTGAATAGGAGTACCGGAATGAAGTTGTGTTCTACTATCTGTTATAGGACTAAAGCCGCCAGAGTATTTATCTGTATCATATTTGCTAAAACCTAATTCGCTACCTTTGTAACTTAAAGTAGCACTACCCATTAACAAAGTATTAGATATAGCAGTAGTTTCTTCTATTCTTTTATCTACTGTGCTAGCCATAGATATATGATTACTTAAAGTAATGTAGGAGTTTTGACCGTGTTCCCAGATAGGAAGTGTTCTATCTAAAATACTTAGAGAATCTTCTGCTTTTATGGTTGTACTTAGAGTTTGATTTTTATTATTTTGTTTATGAGTAATGCTGTTTACTACTCCTTGCCAAAAAGGTCTATCCTCATTATCTAAAAAGCATAGTAATTTCCATTCGCTTGTAGCCACACCTGTAGTTAGTGCTAATAGATTATAAGAATTATCATCATCTGCTATTGTAACACTACAGGTACTTATTCTGTTAGTACCTCTACTTAAAGAAAACTTTTCTACAGGGGCGGGAATTGTACCATCAAACTTATTTGTAAGTGGCAAAGCAATAGCGGCTCTATCAATCATAGTAACTAGTGTTCCGAAGGTACTAGTGCCACGCGCCCAAGTTGTATCTAAAGACCAGCCAATAGCAGTTAATTCTTCTACAGATGTGTCTACAGAGCCGGTTGCGAAATGACTAGTATTTCCATTTGCGTATGCTTTCCAAGTATTAGCACTAAAGTCAAAAACAACTTCTATATCAGCCCACATCATATCCAAAGGTAGTGCGTCTGGCACTCCTTCTTTGTATTTTGCTATATCTGCTGTTTGTAATCCCATATCTGCTAAAGTTATAGGTACTGTTGCTATACTAGCAGTATCACTAAAAGCGTTTGTAGATTTATTGTAAGTAGCACTAGATTTGTAACCTATCTTTAGAGAATAAGCAAAATCTATGTAATTTCCGGAAAAAGTTTGAATTGGATTGTCTACTGCAATTCGCAAATGAAAACTTTCTCCAAGACCTTTTATTCTAAGAGGGCCGTCATATGTCATTATTCTTTGTGTGCCACTAGAACCTGCCTCTGCGGGAATGTATAGATTATGAATAAAAAAGTTATTTTTAGAGGGACTTGTAATTATATGTGAATATGTTTCTGCATATTCAGTTGCAGTAGTAATTTTTGGTTCTTCGCTTGCATATACGCTAGCAAAAGATACTAAAGCATAAGTATTTGCAGAAGCAGGTACATGAGAAGGGTATAGACTAGATGTATGACCGTATTGCATAAAAGGAACAGGATTGCCAGCATTATCATCATAAGTCCCACCTGTTCTTTCTTTATTCCCTTGTGTAAGGGGCGCAGCAGCCCAACTAAAATCCATATCTCCTACAGGGCAATAGTATTTTCCAGCAGTTTCGTGACCGTTAAAAAATGCTAGGTAAGAATCACCAGCCGCACCTGCAAATCTTTGTCTATTCGCAAGAATAGAAGAGGGATGTTTAGGTTTGGATTGCGAAATAGTATTACTATCTACATTATCTCTATACATGTCATATTTTAGCCAATCAGCAAAAGAAGAATTATGTGTAAGAGCATCTGTAACTGCCGTAATACTGCTAAATGCTTCATTAGAACCTAGATACGCCCAACCCGTACCATTAGGTGCGTCTAAAAAATAAGTACCTGTTCTTACTCTATCGGGATAGGAATATCTAAATCTAGAATTAAGTCTTGCGTTTCCACCTAAAGCAGAACCAAAATGTGTTTTAGTGTGGTCTAGTGTTCTTGCGTTAGCGTCATTAAGGTCGTCTGCTACGCATCTAGCAGAAGCAAAGTTGTCATAGTAACCTGCTAACCAAAAATTGTACTTTGTTGTAACTGTCTTTGTCATATTGGTACACCTAAACTTCTCAACTCTTGCACTACGCCTGTACTAACTTGCTCTACCATTTCATCAAGAACCATTCCATTAAAGTTATTAGTTTGAATAAACTCTACTCTATGCAGAATACTTTCTACTCCGCCTTGCGTAATGTTTTTGAATATCTGTCCTGTGAAGTTTGCTCTTTCTCCAAAGAATAACTCTTCTCTAGCATTCGCAAACTCTTCTGTCTGTTGATTTAGAGCATCATACATTTGCTTATCTGCATTTATCATAGCATTATTAGATGTATCTTGCACATCTAGTAAAGTTGTATAATAATCTACCATAAATTGATGGTCGTCGTTATTATAATCAATTGTTAAGTTTTCCCTTTCTTCTAAATAATACTCATAAGCCGCGTTTCTTGCCATACCCACTCTAGTTTCAAAATCGGGCCAATTATGTTCCTCTGTATAAAAATCGTTTCTATCGAACTCTTTGTATAATTCTCCTTTGTCTATTTTTCCATCACCGTCAAAATCAAATCCTACCTTAAAAGCAATTACTTCATCTCCATGAGTAGACATTTTTTCTTGGATAGTAAAAGCGTGTTTTGCTTCGGAATTAAAATCTGCCATAGTACCATTAACTAATGCTTGAGCATCACCAATACTTTTAATTTTAGACTCTATAACCTCCATTTCACTTATTTGAGTAGCATACATACTAGCCAACTCATCATTACCCATCTGTATAGCCCTTTCCTCATTCTCTCGCATTCCAGCGATTCTACTTTGCACATCTGCATAAGTCTGAGTAGTTAAATCTGCATTTTGTTTTAAGTCATTATAGGATATATCAATAAGGCCCGGTAAAATAGCACCTTCGCCAGATGGCCCTTGTAATTCAGCAAGTATTGAAGCAGTAGTATCTAGGCTAGTATTTAATTCATCAACTAAACCAATTTGGCTTTCAATATCTCCTCCAATAGTTTCTGAAAATATCTCGAAACCTGCGTATACTGCTAATGCTGCAAGACCGCCTATTAAAACAGTAAGTCCTCCGCTTGCGAAACCTGCGGCTACCCCCATTTCTATAAGACCTGCATTAACACTCATAATTGCTGGAACCAACATACCAACCATCATAATACCAGCACTGTAAGTCATAGCCGCCATTTGTTCTTCTTGGTCTACTATCATAGGGAGTAGCATTGTCATAGCCATTATTCCTCCTTTTGCTGCTTGTACGGCTTTACCTTGTTCAAAGAAAGCAGTAGCACCTAATTTTAGATTAGCAGTAAGTCCTTTTACGCCACCTGCTGCGGCTTTGCTACTAGCAATATATTGATTATTTGCCATTATTGTACCTTGTATCGCAGCCCTTTTTTGACCGAGAGTCATTATTTCTTCTCTTTCTGCCGCTATTTTTTCATCTATGGCTACTGTAGATAAATCTTTTGATAATAACTCTGCTCTTTCTGCATTTAGAGCAGCCATTCTAGCCCTAGCATCTTCTTGTAGAACAAGTATTTCCATAGACCTATGCTCTAATTGTTTTACCATATGTTTATCTAACTCTGCCGTTAATACAATTTCATTAGACATCAAAGTAGCATGATTTGTTAGACCTGCATTCATAACTTCTTGTGCTTGAACATTCTGATACATAGTTAGAAGAGTACGCTTATCAATAATTTCTCTACCCTTTTTTTGTGCAGAAATCATACCGCTAATTTTTAATTCAAAGTCATGGTCTGTTCTTGCTAATTTTTGAAGTCCAAGAAGCCTTCCTTGTTGAGTAGCAAGTCTATCATTTGTTTTTACTAATTTACCTTTCTGCCAATGAAGTTGCTTTAATGCTTTACCTGCTTTACCGCCCGACTCAGCCTCCATTATGTTTTTAATAATAGTATCTGCTTGTGCTTTATTCGCCCTTCTTTTTACATTTAATGCTACTCTATCAGCAGTAAGACTTCTTTTTCTTGCAGAAGTTTTACCTAGTATAGATTGTTGCGCTCTATTTATGCCTATAGTTTCTTTTTTTAGAGATTCTATATTTGCATCTCCTAACATCCTTTCTGATAATCTAGCATCTGCTAAACTATGAAATTGTTTAGCCATTCTATTACTTGCTGCTATTGCTTTTGGATTAGCAGCAGTATATGTTTTCATAGCAATACTAAGACCTGCAAATCTTAATGCTAATTCGCTAAGTGGCTGTAGTGTCTCTTTGTATATGTTAGATGCTGCTATAAGGCCACCTACTGCTTTTTCAGCACCCGGCAATTCTAAAAAGGTCTCTACTCCCTTTAAGAAAAACTCTTGCGCTCTATATGACGACATATATGCTGGGGCTAATTTTTCACCAAGCATAACTTTCATGTCATTTAACTTTGCCTCCATCTGCGTTGCTTTGAAAACAGAAGATTCAGTTTTATTTTCAAACTCTTCAATAGCGGGATAAAGAGCGTGGAATGAGTCCGTCTGCATCTGTATAAGACGGTCTTGATTTTCCATTATCTTCAAAAACTTAATGTAGTGGCGAGAACCTGCAATACTAACTGCTAATGCTCTTTTCTGTGCCGCATCCATTTCATCATATGCGGGGGATATTGCTTTAATAACATCAGTTAATTTCATCTGCGCTACGCCTTGAGCATCTAGACCCGGAACCATTTCTGCTATTGCTTTTGTAGCCTCGTTATTAGCATTACCTAGTCTCTGGTAAATCATACGCAGACCTGTACCTGCTCTGCTTACTTCTTCACCTGTTTCAAGTAGTAAAGCAGACATAGCAGCCATTTGACCAATAGATTCACCTGCGATATTTGCTTGACTTGCGAATTGGTTAAGAACGAATGTAATATCTTCCATTGTAGCAACAGAAGTATTTTCAATTGTGTTAAGTTGGTTAAGAGTATGTATAGAAGTTTCTCTTACAAGGTTAGCCTGTTGCTCTGCGGTAAGGCTTTCATACTTTGCTTTAGTAAGACCCCCATACATAAATTGAGTCTGTTGAGCAAGAGCAATAAATCGGTTCATACCTAACTCGGTTTCCATTTCACCAACTTGGGCCATCAAAAGACCTGCTCTTGTAGCCTCAATAACTGCTAACTGACCGCCTAATACATTCTTTAATTGTGCCGTTCTAGCAGCAGCCGCTAAAGATTCTGCCCCTGTAAATGCGAATGCGTGACCCATTTCCATAGCCGCATCAGCAAACTCTCTTGCTTCTGTAGCCGTTCCTTGGTAAAACTTACGGACTCTTACGAATTGTTGCTCATACTCAAAGAATGCGTCAATAACATGTTGTACGCCATCTAGGATATACTGAGTAGAGTCTGCGAAAGCATCTGCTATTCCACCGAGAGTATCAATAACAATGGCTTCTTGAATAACCATAGCGGCTTTAGTGTCACCCAAAAGTTTCTCCGATTGTAGTTGCCCTACAATGTCGAAAAAGACTCGTGCCGCACCTGCTTTTGCCATTAACTATCCGCCCAATCTGTTAGTATGTTTCCCATCTCTTTTGAATCTATCAGTGCGGCTCTCTCTACTCTCCTCTTATTTCTATTAGCAACTGCTTTTTTACCATCAACTTTCTTTTCATCCATCTGTTCGTTAATTCTATCGGTCATTTCAGCAGCAATTGATAAATCATATTCTAGTTTATACCAACCGCCTTTACAATCATATTTGTCGAATAAGTCGCTTGGTAACACACCTTTGTAGGCCGAGCATAGCATAGGCGCAACAAAGGTTAAGAGGCCAAAGGGACTGCACCCTCCACATCATCTCCTCTAACAAACTCTAGAATTGTTCTTAATTCTTGCGAAGTAAGAGTATTAATATCAACATCTTCATCTAAGATACATACAGGAACCCAAGAGGCAATTTGGCCGTCAATGCCGCCACCTGCGTCTGTTAAAGCATCTCCAAACTCTGCATGTTGTTCATCAGTCCACTCTGAGGGATTAGCCCCAAAATGTCTAAATGCTCGCAAAGTTTGCGCTTGGGTTTTTTCAATCGCAAGTTTATCCATTCCGGATGCTTGTCTAACCCAAATCTTTTTTCCGTCATTCAATTCAATTTCTTTCTTTAGTACAGGCACTATTTTCACTATCCTTTTCTTTTACTATACAGGTCATTGACCCGTTCCACTCGGAAATCTTACTACTGTTTCCTAGCATGGAATATCACTCTCATGGGGTTTCGTAACAAACTACTGCAATAAACTTATTACCAACTGCCATTTTTGTTACAGTTAAACCGTGTACTTCTGAGTTACTTGGTATACTAGACACCATTGTATCTACTTCGGTATGTATGGTTAAATGAGTACCATAACATACTTTGGTCTCTATTTTTGCATTGTTGATGATAGGCATTTAATCACCCCTCAACCTCAAGCATCCAAATCTAAATCTTCTAAAGCACTGTCACTACTTTGGTATGTGACCTTTACCGTTCCTGTAGCAGTTAAATCATACAGACCATGAAACTTAACAGTCATTGTCTGTGTATCTCTGCCACTTACAGATGTCTCTGGCATCTCATAGTGTAGATTGTAGAAATCAAACCTAATTGAATTGTTTGTACCTGCATCAAAGAAAACAGATAGTGCTGCTGTTCCCGAACCCGGATGTACTTCTGCTTGTGCATTAGAGGTTGTTGCACCCATTAACTCTTCGTAGTATGGTGCGCCATCTAATTCAGCATCTCCGGACTCTAGCATCTTATGGAATGTAATGCTACCACTTACTTCACGAGTTGTAACAGGTGGTCTGCGAGTAACTGCATTGTTACCAAGAGAATACGAGTTGTCTATATCGTGATTATTTTTAATTTCAAAGTCAATTGATTGTACCATTGTAGAGAATGAAGAAGAAGTTGCTAATTCTTCAAAGTTTACGAATGTCTTTGCGAAATGACAAGCATCTCCGACATATGTTGGTACAGCAGTACCTAGACTTGAATCTGCTTGTGTCTGAGTAGAACCAAGGGTACTGAAAGAAATCATAGCGTATTCGCCTACTGATGCACTTACGCTGCATGATTCAATAACTTGACCGGGGAAAATTGCTTCTCCATCGTCACGACCAATGCGGAAAGTGTAAGAAGGTAGTGCAGTAACCGCAGTAATAGGGGTTTCTTCTAATACACCTTCAATAGGAGAGGATGCACCTGTTCCATTGTAAGGAGTAGATTTTCCAAATAGACCGTGAAGGCACATCATAGTAAATCGGTCTGGTTGAAGTGCTTGAGTCCAGCCGCCAGAAGTTGAGATTTTACCCATTCTTGCTTCTCTGCTATTCCAATAATTCATGTCGCTTCTCTTCATTACATCGAATGTCTGTCCGAAAGATTCAGATTCAACTTCACCAATACCTGTCGCTGCGACTGCGGTATTATATGTTGATTCTTTACCCACAGCCAAATACCTGTGAACATTACTTAGTGCCATATTAAAAGCACTGTGTATTTGTCTAATAAAGACTACTCAAACTTCTCGCAAGAACATCCGAATCTTTTTCATATAAGTTAGTGTTAGAGTATGAACGCAGACAATTTCATCATCGTCTAACTTACTATCTAATGTAGCATCATATCCTATAAGAGAATCAATTCCTCCTTCTAGACCCGTCTTAGTGTATAACTCATCAAACACTTCGCCCATTATAGATAGACCCTGTCTATATGCGTTCTTATAGTCTGTACCACGAGTAGTTACATAGATTATGACATTGTATCTCTGGTCTGTTCTACGGCCTCCTAGAGTCAAAAAATCGGGAGACTCTAGTTTCTGTGTAAGGACATGTACTGATGGGGGTTGAATCCTACTTATCATAGCCTGTGAAGATAAATCATATCCGTATAGTATAGCAGCATCGGTCACATGAGTTTTCAAATAAAACCTATTACTTTCTTTTAATACATTTACTATATGTATACCTGTGCGAATAAGAGAGTTAGTAGTCCAATCGGACATATCCATTTCATCGGGAGAGTAAGCACCATGAGGCGTAAAGTAAGATACATACCAATCTACACTACCTGTTGTATTTCCAAAAGATGCAGTTTGCGATACACTAGAAGAACCTGTTACTTCTAAATAATGCTGCTGTGCTGCATCATCTTCTATTATTTCTCGCATGTATAATTTAGCAGTACCGTCATTCGCAAGAGTTAATCGCAAAAGAGTAGGTACTGCATCTGCTTCTGCCATACCTAAATCTAAATCATCTGTTGTTACAGTTGTAGCACCTACTAACTTTAACTTAGCAGCAGTACCATCTGCTTTTATCTGTACTCTATGAGAACCATTATCAAGAGTTGCTAAAACTTGATTATTATCTGGGTTGCCAATGTATTTCATAGCAAACATTATTGTTAAATCATTATCGTCATTTGCTACTGTCTGACTCCATGTCTGGCCGGAACCACTTATTCTCCAAGCATCCCCACTAACGCTACCGTCTGAACCAGAGCCAGATAAAGTCCAAGCAGTATTATATTCTCCTAAAGGGGATGCTGGGTTTGTACCTGCTACTCGTGCAGTCCAATAATGACTATTTTCTGCTATACCCATAATATCACCTACTATAGAACCCCTTAGTTTCTGTTACAAACTCAATAAACTTCTTAGCATCATTTCTAAAATGTTTTCTTACATGGTTTTCTACTGCTAGACAATAATCAAATGTGCGTTTCCAACCCGGATGTCTACCCCTTTTCATCATAGCAATACTATAATCTTCTGCGTTTCTTGTTTTAGCAAACCACCCTACGCTAGATTTAACTAACTGTGGCATAAAAGGAGAGTAGTTAAATGGTTTAATTCCTGTTACCATTACTTTAGATAAATTAACTCCACGAGTACCAATTCTACCAACATGTGCTTTTCTAGAATCTGCCGCAGTATGCACTCTAATAAATGTAGTACCTGCTATATCGTCTTGTCTTAGTGCATCTGCTATTGTAGTATGGATAGATTTAGACCTAGGAGGGACAGTTACATTTGCTAATGGCCCAGCCATTTGTTTTAGTTTCTTTTGCGTCTCCTCAATTGCTAATTCTATTCTGCCTCTTAACATATTTTTCATGGCTTTAGGGCCATCTAAACCTAATTCATTAATAGCAGCAATTAAAGCGGAGTCATCCCAATCGAGCCTAAACTGCATGTTGATTGCGCCACCACTAGAGCCTCTGCTACCTTTGTAAGGTAACTGACCGTGTGGGCCACCTACGCCAATCCTCATGCTAGAACGAACCATAATTATACACTACCTAGATGCGCTAATCTCTGCAATTCAATATAACCCCTTTCTCTTAGGTTATATCCTCTCATATCGTCAGATTTCTGATGTGTTGCTTCATCTTCTAAATAAAGACCGCTTGCTATATCACCACATATTTCTCTGACAACATGAGCAAACTCTCCTTCTTCTACAGTAACTCCGGAGGCATGGTCGAAGGATATTCCTGTAACCCCTGTTAATTGATGAGTAGATTTGCCACTCCATGTAAAAGAGTCACCATCTACATTTCCACTCCCAGATGTGCTAAAAGCAGTACCAGAAGTAAGAGTAATAGTAGTAGCACCAGCAGTAATAGCACCATTCAAAGTATTACTTTGTGTGGATTTACTAGGTTCATCTCTACCATAATCTTTGAAGCATTGGTCTATCTTGATTGTTGCCCTGCGAATACAAGAAGTAATCCTACTGCTTGCTCTGCTACGCTGCGCGCTATCAAGACCTAGTCTTAGACCAACATCGGCAACAGAGCAATAGTATGTCATTACTTCAACTCCGATAGTCTACTAACTAATTCAGCCTTTACACCTTTTGCGTCAATATCATACTTTTCGCAAAGTGCTACTAATTCAGCCTTTTTCATTTTCTTTAATTCTGCTAAAGAGGGATAAGCATTAGTTAAATCATCTACAATATCTTCGACATCCTCGACAATATCCATAACCTCATCTAATGTTAGTTTTCCATCTTTCAGATATTTCTTATAGATGCCGTATAGACCAGCACCTACAATCGCTACTCCTGTCGCATAATACATGTATTCTTGCATATTTATCATTCCTTTTTATATTCTACTGCCTTTACACAACTGAATGGTAGAGACATAAACGGTTGGCTTTCGCCCTCCCTATACAACCTATAGCCGTATGGTGTTTCTTCAATGTTTACATTAGCGTAACATCTTTCTGGCGGTGTATATATTATTTTTCCTTTCATTTTCATTTTATTCACCTGTAATTAAATCTTTCTTTTGTTCTTTTTCTGCTTTATCTAATTCCTTAGACTTTGCATCAAACCATGTATCTAATAATACGCATCTTGTCATTTTAACCACCTATCAAACTATTCAAATGTTCCATTGTTGGGGCCGTACTAATGTCTGTCGGCCAATTATCAAGCCTAACTGTAAATACCCCGCCATCATCAAATAGAAGGGGGGTATCGGCTCTTAATTCTGCATCGTAATGTGTGAACATTACATCTCCTAAATTACTACAATCACTACACATATTATCACGCTATTTTAATCATTGTCAAAGAAGTCATGGCGTTTGACCCGCTTGCTATTTTGAAATTACCACTACCGCTTGATGTGGCAATCTTAGCATATACACCGAATGTATCTGTATCTGCTATTGTTAGTATAAATTGTGTTTCAAGAATATATCCAATGTAAAAATCAGCATTCATGTGTCTTGCGAAGTTACTTAGTGTTCCGCTACTTGGCGTTCCACCACCTGCATTTTTGTAATTAAGATTCTGTAATTTGTAATTTACACCTGCGGATTCTGATAGTGTTCCGGTTTTGAATTGTATTTTAGAGATAATCAAATATGTTCCGGCTAAAGCGGCAGTACAAGTCCATACACCACTTGACATGGCATCTCTAATATCAGTATTGCCTGTGGTATAACTCCAATTATTGACAAGTGTATTAGACCCAACACCCGATGCAGTAATGTCTGCGCTTATATCATTCCACTGACAAAAATTAGCAGTAGGTGTTGTAGCCGCATCCAAGTAACCGGCATCATTAGCCAATAAACTAACAGGGTCGCCCGGTGCTACTGCTGTACCCGGTTGTAATGCTGTATCAGCCTTTGCACCTTGAGCCGCAGTAGCATATGCCGCAGGGTTAAAGGCTTTGACATCTGCTAAGTTTGTTACTTCGCTATCCATTAGTGCGCCAGCAGCCGCTACATTTGTAGCATCTGGTACAGTATTAGTATAGTTACTTGCGTGTATTGTACCTGCGCTTGCACCAGCCCAATCAACATGTTCTGCCGCTACGAAGTTTTGTAGTGAGTCGTGGTCTATTTCTGCGGGAATAGCAACGGCTGTAATTGTAGTACCACTGTTTGTTACACCTACGCCTGTTGCGCCCAATATAGAAAAGTCTGCTGACCCTCCTGTATCTTCGGCTTTTGAACCACCGCCACTATCAGTAGTTATTGTTACTCCTGTTATGTCGCCAGACCCAGCCGATACAGTCTGCCACTCCATAGCAGTAGCACCCGCATTTGTAGCAAGGACTTGATTAGCAGAACCTAAAGAATTAAGACCTGTTCCCCCACTAGGATAACCTAAAGTTTCTCCTGTCTTAGGATATACATAGTAACCATCAGCAACAGGGAGGAAAGACCATGTTCCATGTATTTTAGGTTTATTTACTAAGAGAATAGCACAACCTGTAGAACTACTACTGCCTTTAACAGACGCACCTACATTTACTGTAAAATCTGTTAGTATTAATCTTGAAGGGGCAATAATTTGCGCCCATTTACCTACCCCTGCTACGCTAGCATCTATTACCATTTTATCAAATGTAAACTTACATTGATTGTATGTAGCAACTCCGGATGTAGGAATAGGAAACCCAGAACTTATTGCTTGAAAAGTCCACTCTGCGTAACCGCCATTAAAACTAGCAACCCCGCTACTTATCGCAAATTGACTTGCTACGGCAGTTTCAGAAATCCATTTTCGCAAACGGTCATTAGCACTAGGGGTAGCAGAAGCGGGTGCAAAAGTAGCACCACTATTTACAGTAAGAGAATGAAACTTTATTTGATTGGTTCTAGTACCAGATACCATAGCATAGTCTGGCGTATGACTACCGTTAGTAAGTAGTATGTGAGGGTATATACCGGAATCGTAAGTAATAGCACTACTACCATTCATTTTGTAAGTAATATGTCCTCTTGCGGTTTCTGTTCTAAAGGGGGAATCATCTGTTGAATAACCGTGAACAATATGAGTTTTTCCACTATTATAAGGAGGAGTGCCGCTAAATGTTAGGATTCTGCCAGCAGCAGCATCTATTTTACCGGCAGCATCAATTACAAGTCCTGTTATGGCAACTGCATTATTAATAGTTAGTATTCCTGTATAGGTCTCTTTTATTAGTATATTACCTACTGTTGCGATAGTCCAAGTACAAGCGGCTGCATTTGCGAATATAGCGGTATCAGAAGATGTATTAGGGATTCCGGATGAAGGATTCCAATTAGCAGCAGTAGAAGCATCTGCTGATGTTCCGCCTACCCATGTATAATCTGTCATATATTACACCTAACTCTGTCCTGTTGATGTAGAATCAACAAAGAATGCAGAGCCAGCCGCTTCGCTTACTTGGTCTAATAGGCTTTGCGCCTGTCTTTCAAAAGACCTTAATTGTGCTGTTAATCGTATGTCTTGCTGTCTCTGCTCATTCTCTGGGACATACGAAGGAATTGTATCAATCATAACTCGCAAACAATCTACACATACCATCATTTTGATAGCAGATTCTTTTAGAGTATCTGTAATAGCACTATCTGAAGAAATACCATAAAGACCAGAAGCCCTTACTTGTTTATTTATCTGTGCAGTACGAATAGTAATATATTCAGTAACAGTGCCGTCATTCAGTCCTCTCGGTCTGTTTAGCAAATCACGAATCTGACTTGTCGTTACCGCCATCTGACTTCACCTTCTTACTATTCTTCTTAGGTTTACTTGTCTTTTTAGGCTTTGCTTTAGGTTTAGGCTTAGGTTTTTCTACCACAGGCTCTACATAATCTTCTGTCTTAGGGACATCAATCATAGTATACTTGTCGTCATAAGGCGCACGACCCATAGGGAACATAGCACCTGTCCTAATTAAATCTCTAGCAAACTTACTATTTGGAACCCAAATGACTGTACCTAGAGGAATCTCAGCAGGTAATTTCTGTTGTGCATAAAATCTTGACTTCATTCTGCGAAACAAATACCCATGTCCGGCAGACCAAGTATTTAGACGGTGCATCATGGCATCGTAAGAATCCTCTTTAGGAAGAGGGATTCCAGCATCATTCAGAGCCTTTGCTACTGCTGCTTTCGATTTCATTTATTACACTCTCCAATTCTTTATCTACACTAATCTTAGGTTTTGCTTTTGACTTCTTAGGTTTTGAAACCTTAAAAGTACCACATAAGTCTCTGACGATGCGACGGTTGGTTTCTTGCGAAACCAAATCCGCCTCATCATCAGTTAAGTCTCTGCCTAGTATATCTGCGGCATACCGCTTCATAAACTCTGCTCTATCTGACAATTAACATCACCTTCAAGCGGAGATGTTTGTTATTGTGCAGATTCGACTGTTTTTACCTGCGGTTCCACCATCTTCGTGAATGACACAGCCCATGTAGCCTGTTAGCATCCAATCGTAACCAACGCCCGGAATACGAGTCAATTCAGTCTCTTGGAATCCGTCACCGTTGTATTGGAAGAACTCTCCTGTCTCTGCACCCGGAACCATAAGGACTGCGGTGTCAGCAAATCCAGCGTTACGAGTATAGTAGATTGTCAAGTTTCCGATACGACCTAGGTGTTCAGCAAGGGACTCAACAACATTTCCGTAAAGAGTAGTGTTAAGCAAAACATTTCGGTGCTTTGCAGGTACGATAAGAGCCAATGGTTCGTTACCGGAGACTCTGCCGTTCTCAAAAATCTTATCCATAGCAGCCAAGATGTTTGCTTCTGCATCTGCGGAAGCGGTGTCCCATTCTGAACCACCCGATACTGCTACGGTCTGGTCTGCACCAGCGATTAGAGCATCAAGGATAAGGTCGTCTATGACATCAGCCATGTTGCGGATAATAGCAAGTTGCTGACGGTCAATGTTTTCCCAAGATTCGCCACGAAGTAGTGTGGAGTCAAGGAAAACACATCGGCCTTGTCCCTTTCTTAGGTGAACAGAGTAGTTGCTGGTTCCAATCTTGGTTGGGTCAGTAACCGCGTTATCTGCTAGTGGGTATGCGAATGTGCCGTCTTGTCCTGTGTACCAAGTAAACTCAAGCCATCCGACTCTGCGTACTCCAACAACCTTTGTTCCAACACTAATTAGTGTGGATTGTAGTTGAATAAAGTCACGAAGGGTCTGCTCAAGGACTGCATCAGCCTGTCCGAATGGGCCTGTTGCTGCTTCGACTGTTAAGATTTGTTCTAGTGTTTCGTTAGCCATTTTTTTCATCTCCATATATTAATTATATTAAGTGATAAAATCACTCAACGCCTCCCGCACAAGCGACTGCAATTAAATCGCCAGCCGCAGGGGTAATTCCATCTTCACCGAAGTAAAATCCAATAAAGGTAGAAGAGTTTGAAGCATCAGTGTGACAGTGGCCGTCAGCCTGTGCAGTTTGAGAAGTGTATAGACGCTCGCCTGTTTTCAAAGCACCGCCACCAACACACTTAATGTATTGGACTCCGGTCAAAGGGAGAATAGCGACATGTCCTGTACCGGCTGCTTCTAATCCGTTTACATCACGGCTAGACTCATCAGCAGTCACACCAATTGGTTTGTCTGTCACGCTTGCAGTCACCATAATGCCGCTTGCGTCATACTTTACAAGCAATCCGCTTGAAGCGAATGTGTTTTGTATATCTTTACAATTTGCTGGGGTTGTTGTACTCATTTTATCAATTCCTATTTTTTATTTATTAAAATGCTTAGAGCATCATTTTCTCCTTTGCCTCTGCATATGTTGGTGCTTTGGAGTCGGTTTGTGTCTTATTCCATGCGGAAGCCCACACATTGAAAGCCTTTTCGTAAGTGCTTTCGGGGGTTTTTAGTTTTCTACCATTCAAGTAGTTTGCTACTACCATGTCGGAATCTTCGCTAGGAGTGCTAACTACTTCTACATCTGTTGATGCTTTGATAGGTTTCATCTCAACTACCTCATCTTCTACGACAGGCTTGCTTGCCTCCCAAGAGGCAATAAGTGATTCTAGGGTTTCAGAGTTTAATTCATCATGTCCGGACATTCCAAGGGATGTTGCTTTTGCTACAAGAGAAAGGCGCATTTCTTCTACCTTTAATTCTTCTGCTGCTTTGAAAGCGGCAACTTCTGATTCTTTTTCTGCAAGTGAAGCCTTTAATGCTTCAATCTCTGCTGAATAATCTGGGGTAATAACCTCTTCTGCTACGGTCTCGACAACATCTTCTTCGGATGCTTCGATGTTAATAATTTCTTCGTCAGTCATTATATTCACCTTTTCGGTATTTACTCCACTATCGGTTTGACTTATAATACTTACTTCTTCTTCGGCAGTTAATTCTAGTTTTTCAACAGTTTTTATATTTGCACGAGGATAAGCGGGTCTATGAACTATCGCAAGATGGTCTAATCTAAAGTCACTTTCAAATGTCATTACTATTTTACCATCTTTGTGTTCTGTAACCGAATCCGGTATTCCTGTTCCGCCAATAGATACTCCGTAATCTGGGCGTAGCCACATACCAGACTCTAGAGCCTCAAACAATTCTGGCCTGTGGACTTCTGCTTTGAAGCCCACATCCCAGCCTTGTTCAGTGTCTACGATAAAAGCCTCAGTGACTATACCTACTATAGCGTCTTTTACCCCACCATCCATATTGCGAGTAAATCTACCATTCTCTGCGGGAGGGTGGTTTAATGTTAAATCTGCACCGAACATTTGCGATATTGCTAATTCTGCACCTTTACGAGTAAGTTGCCATCCATTTTTGTTTATACCATCATGGAATGCTATTCCTGTAATTCTTACAATCTGCCTACCTGTGCTTGCTTCTATTACAGTCTCATCTACTGTGACATCTACATCTAAGTTAAATGCTACCTTTACACACATACCATTTCTTTTTTCATAGCCGTCTTTACAAGAATTATCTGGTTTACTATAGCCTCCGCCTCCGCCTCCGCCATATCCTTCTACTTTCTCTTCATCCATAAAAGTGTGACCTTTATGTGCAGCCATACACTCTTCTTCAGAATAACCCATCTCTTGACAACGGGACATATATTGGTCGTGAGTCTCATTATCTTTAGGAGTAGGTTCTGCCGCAGATAATTCATTTTCTGCATCTGAGTCGTTTTTGCGATACCATTCAATAAACTCTCTTTCAGTTTTTGCTGGGGAATATATCTTAGTACCATCTGCTAAAGTAGACTCGTGTATTTCTCCATCAAAGCCTATTTCTTGCGATTTCTTTCTTGCGCCATCCGGACTACTAAACAAATAGTCCTCCATTTTGGCCTGTACGCTTGTATCTTTACACCCACAGCCGCAGCCCATGTCTGACTCTAAGCAGCCAGATGTCTTATTAAAGTCTTGACTACCTTTAACTTTTGAACCACTTCGCCATTGATAACAAGACCAATATCGGGCTTTCCATTTCGGGCCGGGACTAGCGCAGTTATGCCTGTCACGGAATGCTTTGCGTCTCTTAGGGTCGTCACGCTTAATTTCCATATTAGGGTCGCCAAAGCGTACAATTACAACAGTACCTTTTTCATTTCTAGTATATACTGCAAACTTCTTAGATTTGCCCGGAGTGCGGAATGGTTTATTGAGAGTTACTTTGCGACCTTGATATTCAGCAGCACTAAAGACTTCATTATCCCAATCTTCATAATCTTCGGTTTCTTCGCTTGCTCTTGGATGAGATTTTGGTAACAAATCGTTGTCTTGCTTGTAGTTAGGGTTACTTGGTCTACCATTTCGCAATAAGTAAAGGAATGCTTTGACTCTAGCGACTCCCCAGCCGGTTCTTGACATGTTTGGTGCATGACTACGGCTAAAAGCACCAGCACCCCTACGAAAGACAGACTTTAGTCTCCCCATAGTTGCTTTTGAGCCTTTACCCTTTTTTGCTACCTTTTTATTATGTTCCTCCATAAGATTACGGATTCTAGACTCTGTTTCTTTACTCATCTTAATTGACGAGTTTGGTTTCTTAGCAGAACCCGGTTTATTTTTCTTAGAACCCTTTTTCCTATCTTTTGGAGGGGCGGGAGTCTTGCGTGGGTCGTTTTTCTTTGGCTTACCGTACTGTAGAGCCTCTACTGTTTCAGAAGGCATCTATATCACGCCTTCTTTTTCTTTATAGGCTCTAAAGTAGTTAATTTCAAATCTGCCCTAATTTTATCCATCTCTTGACTATGCTCTTGAGCCATCTGTGCAAGAAGATGTTCATGTTTCTGTGCAATCTTTTCTAACTCTATGATATGTTCTTTTGTAGCGGCATCACGGTCACGCTCATGCTTTAATTCAGTAGGGATGTTATCAACTTCTTGAGTCTGCTCTGATTCCCACATACGAAGCACTGTACCAAGTGCAGGTACAGCAACACCGCTAATAATTGCCAACAATGCTATGAAACCATCTAGATTTATCAAAACTACATCTGGTTTCCATATACCCATAGCCACTACTGAACCTGCGGCAAGCAACCATAGATAAATAGTAGGTAATACTGTGCGTTTAACCATACGGTCATTAAAGGATTGTTTTTGTTTATTCTTCATAATCTAACCTCCAAACTTCTTGTTTCTCAGTGTCAATTCCATAGAAACTAGTGTCCGACAATAAATCTGATACATCGGATAACTTTTGAACCTTTTTATACCCTAATCGTTTAATAACCTTTACTAAATGTTCCATCTTAGAGTTTTCTATAGGATTAACTATTGTTAGTTTAGTGATATTTCCTAATTTTTCATTTCTATATTCTAATAATTGCGAATGTAGACCTTGTTTGCGATATTCTTCTCGCACATAGGTATTTCCAACAAAAACAAAATCTTCACAATCAATAGATGTAGTATATGCTACAGGCAGTTGGTCTTTGAACATTACCCAATACAGACCTTCATCATATATGGCTGGGTAGCCTTTTTCGCTAGCCCTTAGTAATTTAGAACCCCAATAATACTCTAAATCTTCGTGACTATGTATCATTATGAACATCATAATTACATCACTTGTGTTCCGGTTACAACTATACTAATTATACCTATTCCCGCCATAATGACTCTCTGCATTAATTTGAAACCTTGTTTTAGAACATCGTTCTGTATTCTAAGTTGGCCTTCTAGACCTGCAAGACGAGCATCCGTTCTAGTCTGCGCTTCTACAATTTTTACAGTAAGTGCTTTCAAATCCCGTACATCTTCTTCTACGGCATCTAACCTAAAACCTACAACATCACTCGCTTGGTTCATCATTTTCCGCCTCATCTATAGGTTCATCCTCATTTGTCGGTTTATTATTAACTCTCTCGCCATCACGAGGCATTTCACCCATAGGTTCGCTAGAAGAACCATCCTTTCTGACATCTCCTTCTTCTCCTAATTCTGGGAGACCTACAATGTCTAAAGATTGATTTAGATTTAGAATACCAGCACTGTAGCCCATATTTGCTCTACGCATCTTGTCTAGAGGGGATTCTTCGTCAATTGGTTCAAAGACAACCCTAGGCAAGTCTGATATTGTATGGTCTATCTTCAATAACTCAAGATGCTTTGAAAACAAAGCCCTTATTGATTGATTTAGAATACTTAGCATTCTTTTAATCGCAGTAGTAGACCATTGGTTAGCAGTATAGGATGCAGCAAAGGTACTACCTTTCTCTTGACCGGCAGCCGTTCTAGGCACTTGTAATACTGCTGCAATATCAGCATTTACATTGTCTAAGAAAGATGTTGTGTCTGGTATAGCGGTTCTTTGGTCTATGTGCTGGATAGTCACATAATCTGGGAATATAGGTACTTGGTCTCCTCTAAGAGACTCAAGTGTGGCAACAATCTGTTCCATAATAAACTTCAATCTTTCTCTTTGTTCATTTGGGTCTTGTATGTGCGCTATTGCACTTTTGTCAATAGTTATGTATTGCTTAGTCATAGCATCTTCAAGAGATATACGGTTATTCATGCTATTATATTTAGCACGAATGGCTTGTTTAAGTGATGTAAACCTTGAAGAACCCCATATACCATAAGTAACTCTTCCTTCACTATCTGTAAACCAATTAGACCTATAGTCAGTCTTTATGTGAAGAATCTCATTTGCTGGTATTTCTTCAACTGTAGTCTCTCCTTCTCTTAGGAAATATCTTTCTGCTATAATCACAGGGTTATTTTCGTCTGTAGTATCGTTTAGACCTCTTGAATCTAGTATTGTTATCTGCGCTACAGGTAGAGACTGCAATTCAGTAATGCCTTCTCTTGAAGTACCAACATATTTGTTTATGTCATTTCCGTAGACCATCATATTTCTCATACCATTAATTAAAAAATCGTCAAAGTCCAAAGTTTCTTCTGTAAGTAGTTTAATAGCATCTCTAATCCTAGCGTTTTTGGCTCTAGTGTAATCTATATGATAATTGTTAGCCGTAAGGCTAACGGCACGAACCGCACCGTTTAACTCTGGGTCTAACTTTAGCATATCATCAAAGAGATAAAAATCATTATCGTAATTGCTATTGTCTCTTAATTTATTAGATTCGTCTACAATGTCTGACATGCCAGCCGCTAACACTAGAGGGTGTCTATGTGTTACGCTATGATTTAGAGTATTTACCTCCGCAGCATCCAATATAACTTCCTTTTTATTGCCCGTTCCGAAGATGCGGGCTAGTAATGGTTTTCGCGCCATGAAGGGTTTACATACTATATGATTTATCAATGAATGGGTAAACCATAAGCATTTTTATGTAACATTCACGCTTATTTCTTATTATGTTAGAAGTTTTAGCCAAATATGCTGGTTTTTTACTTCTTCTTGAGATACTTTGGTGGGTTGCCGTATTTTTATTTATTTCTAGGCTGAGAAAGAAATCAGAAAGAAATAAACGAAATACTGCTCTAAAAAAGCCTTAATTCTTTCTTATTTCTTTAGATTTAATTATAATAATACTAATAATGGTCTAAAAGCGGCAATAATTTCTAAATCTATGGAAAAAAAAAAGAATAAATGGGTCAGAGGCGCAGTATAACGGTTATTTCTTTCTGAAATCTTTCAATACAATAGAAATAATTAGTTAGAGAAGGGTTTAATAAGTAAAAAGTGTGTAGTATTGGTATGCGAACCGAGGAACGCAAGGCGATTGTCGTAGAAAACTTAGATAAATACAATGGTGTAGTTACACACTATGCTAGATGGCTAGCAAATGAGTACCCAGACCATTCTTATAGCGGTTGGGCGCAATTTATTGCTAAAATGAAAGAAAATAACCCTAAATTGTTTCCAGATGTAGAAGAGAGGTACAATAGTGCTATTCCGAAGGTCTGGGATGGCTCTGTCATGTCTCTTGCCCGTATGTTATACCGCAGAGACAATGGTATAAGTGTAGAAGCGTGGCGAAACCGTGTTAGACAAGCATATGAGAATGGGGCTATTACTAGAACCGAAAAACCACACTTTGTAATAGAGCATCTAAAGAAAGCGGCTGGTAGCGGTGACGACTTATGGGCTGCAATAGAAGAAAAGTCTAAAGTTGCTATTCAGAATGTTGAGCATAATAGATGGGCTGATATTAGAGTAAATGCTGATAAAGGTAAATATATCGCAATAGCATTCGCAAGCGACCAGCATATAGGTAATCCTTTCTGCGACCACGAAAGACTTCGTCTAGATACGGAGATGGTTGAAAGAACAGAGAATTGTTTTATTATACATGCAGGTGACTACATTGATAACTTCATTGTAGACAAACCAAGACCTGCTATGAAAGCACCTATTCCCCCTTCTGTTCAATGGAAACTATGTGAGCATTACTTAGACATGACTCCAACATCCCTTATGGCTATTGTTGCAGGTAATCACGATTTATGGACTGCTAGCATGACAGACTATGACCCTCTAAAGAGACTTGCAGAAGAAAGGTCGGTACTTTACCATGCTCACGAATTAAACATCAGATTATGGATTGGCGACCAGCCATACCATATATCTGTAAGACACAAGCGCAGAGGTAATTCGCAGATAGACCCAAGTCGTGTTGTCAAGAAGATGTGGGATGATGGCGAAGCAGACTTCGATATAGGAGTAGTAGGACATCACCATACGCCTCTTGTTTCACCCTTTACTAAACATAGTCTTGAGCGTTGGGCTGTTAGACCGGGCGCATATAAGATTGTAGATACCTTCGGTGAGATGTGCGGTTTCCCTCGTGAAAGACCAACTTGCCCTGTTGTTATCCTCTCCCCTCACACAAGAGAGATTCAAGCATTCTCTGATTTGAGGCATGGTCTTAGGACACTGAAAGCACTCAATGGAGAAGATGAAGAAGATGGCGAAGATTTGGACTTCTAAAGAAAAAGACGCTCAATTAACAGAATTGACGGATAACTTGATTGCTCTTAATATCTTTAGTGAAGAGTATATTGTAGGTATTGTAATAGATAGGTCAGAAGCAGAGCAACTTGCTCTTGGTATAGCGGAGTGGGTAGGTCTCCCACTTTTCTTTAATACGGAGGAGGAATAATGTCGTCAAGAATTATGACCGCCCTCCATCTTGAGAGGTCTAAGTATGATGTCAGACATTTCTATGAATGGCTAGGTTATAATTGGGGCAAGCATATAGGTGAATGGCTAGACTTATATGGTGAAAGAGGTGACGCACAGGTTCATAGAGTCTGCATCATAGCACCAAGAGACCATAGTAAATCTACTACTCTTAGAATTAAAGCCTTGCATATGTTACTTTTTGAAAGATGGCGTGGTAAGCCTCTAAAGATGTGGTTATTTTCAAGCAACAAAGATTTGGCTGCTAATCGTCTTGAAGAGATTCGTCAAGATTTGAAAACTCATCCAGAGTTATCTCGTATGCTTGACCCAAAGAAAGGCAACAAGTTAGAATTGCATCTAACAAATGGCTCATGGATAAAAGCAACATCTGTAGGTAGCGGTATTCGTGGAGAACATCCGGCTGCTATTATATTAGACGATGTACTAGATGACCAGAACGATATGTCATATGATTATGTTCAACAATGGTTTCGCAAAAAACTAACACCTATGCTATCCCCCGGTACTTCGATATATTGTGTAGGCACTCCTATGTCAATGAATGATTTGTATCATACCGAGATGCTAAGTAATAAGAAGTGGCAGACTTGGGTGAAAGGTTCAATCTTAAATTATGATGAGTGGCGCAGCGACCCAGATAATGTAGAACCTACATGTCTATGGCCCGAAGAAAGACCTATTGAGTTTCTGTTAGAGCAGAGAGATGCAATAGGCGAATTAGCATTTACGCAAGAATATCTCTGTAAAGTAGTAGATGATGACTCTGCTGTATTCCCCACTACACTTACTCGCAAGAATCTAGATATGCACAGTATACTTGAAAATAAAAAAGTACATGACAATGACTATGTCATAGGTTTTGACCCAAGTCACGGTATAGGACAAGACTACTCTGTTATGGTCTGTATGCGAAAAGACGAAGATGGTAATTTGCGATTAGTAAACATCTGGCGAAAAAACGATTTCCCCCCTGCTAAACAGATAGATGAGATAGCAGTATGGAATGATAAATACAGCAAACCTTTGTTTGCATTCGAGTCTGCTGGATTTCAACATCTCTACGAAAGTCTACTTAAACAGAAGGGACTTACTGTTAATGTAAAGCAAAGCAAAGTTAGCAATAAGACTTTGAAGCAAGGTCTAATGACAAGACTAAGGACATGGTTTGAGCAGGGTAGAATTATTTTCCCTTACGGAGATGATGAGACTCGCAAGATAGTCAGTGTACTTTTGCTAGAATTAGAATCTCATGCTTGGAAAAATGGCGACATAGTAGACAAAGGTAAGCACAATGATATAGTCATGGCCCTTGCTCATGCAGTAGACCAATTTAAGAATGTAACCGGAGACATCCCCATGATGGGTTCATCTGTAGATATGAATAAATGGGGTAAGCCTAGTCAGAAAGGTGGTAGGCCCACTAGAAAGAGTAGTGGCAAGTATGTCACTTTTTTCTGAAAAAAAAATTAAAAAATTGCTCGTGGTGCTGGGCGAGAGTCGGCTCACCGACTCTCGGATTTTTGTAGGATTTTTTACGGTAATTATACCATCGGAGATGGTATAATTACCTCTAGTTAGTTACGCTTGAAATAATTCTGAGAGTTTACTCTCAGAATTATTTTTGCGATTTGAAGTTTTAGGTTGCCCTAAATCTCCTCATTGAACCCCTACGGGGTTCAAAAAAAAAGTTGCCGATTTTCAACCTATACCCCTATCGAAGATAGGGGTATAGACTTGAGAATCTTCTTCTCCTCCTAAAGGAGAAGAAGATTTAGGGGGCCCTAAAAATCGAAAATCCCAGCCTTTACCTGTTACCCTATCGAAGATAGGGTAACAGAATTATTTTGGTTTGCCGAAAATCACCCTTATATCGAAGATATAAGGGTGTCCGGTTCTGGAAATCCGGAGATTTAGGGGGCCCTAAAACCCCTTGCTTCATTGTTCCTACGGAACAACGAAGCATAAACACCAAAACTCTAAGTATTAGACCATCGTAGTACCCTTTGATGTCAGAAAAATGCTGTCAATGGAATTGCCAAAAAACAACGAACAACCAAGATGTAGTCGTCTCCTTCGGAGACGATGGAGTCCCAGAAAGACTCTGCCCTCCTTGTGCTAAAGCACAAGGATATTGATTCCTTCGGAATCAAATCTTTTGGGCCACTGACCCCCTAAAGGGGGTCAGTGGCCCTTTTTTTTTTTTATTAGTTAGACCGGAAAGGACTAGTCCTTTCCGTTTTGTTAATAAAGGGCCAACTTTCTCTAACAATTTTTGCTATTTATTATATGAAACTAATCTCAAACTCGTTTGAGATTAGTTCGCACAATAAATCGGCTTTTCTCCATCAGAATTATTTTCCTAGGAAAATAATGTTCTCTTTGTGATAGTTGGCTCTAGAGCCAAAATCCGGAAAGAAAACTAATACAAAAGTTATCTTGACATAGTCCGAAAGTATGTTGTCTAAAGACAACATAAAACAGCACTAAAAGCCGATAAATTACCGTATTAAGGAAGATTTGCCGACCATTCAAAGTAAGTGTAACTAGTTACACTTAAATGGAAAACCAACTTCTCGCGTTAAAGTAGAGATAGGAATTAGGGAATCCTATCTCTTCTTTTAGCAAAATCTAATCGCAGATTAGATTTCACATCCTCGCAAGATGTTTGGTTTTTGCTAAAGTTTCTCCCTGTAAGGGAGAAGTTTTGAGGAAGAATTAAGGCCACCTCTCTTTGAAAGAGAGCCATGTGTACGCTGCGAGTCAATCGGTTTTCGGCAAAAAAATATCTTTTGCGAATTAAGCAATATGGTATCAGTATACCATATTGCATAATTTGGTTCCGGCAGTATAAATCGTAGATTTATACTAGGTTTACTACCTTTTACATTGTTTAACTCCTGAACGAAGTGAAGGAGGTTAAACTAATGATAAAAGATAGTATAAACCATAGCAAAACCCCTCTCCAAGGAGAGGCAGAAACCGACCCAACCCCAGAAGTCCTAGACTTCTTGGCTAAGAGCAAAGAGGAGATGATAAACGAGTTTATCATTCCCAACTACCCTCTAAAGAGGGTATTCAACATCGGAGATGTTGATTTGTTCTATCCAACTCTCGAAGCCTTTCATAAGGCTTTGAGGATAACCTTCGGAGAAGGTAGAAAAATTGTTGATATTTCCGCAAAAATCTCCGATTTTTGGTTGAATGCTGTCGAAGACAGATTTGAAGAATTGGATGACTCTGACTTCGTCAGCATCTTTGAGTATATTCTGGAAGGACAAGACAGAGTCTTGGAAGCCAAGAAAGAAGAACAAAGACTTCTTGACCTAGTCAAGAAGATGTGTCTTCCTCCGGAAGATTTACTCGACTTAGTCGAGAGAATCAAAGAACATACCAACTCCGTTGGTATACTTCCTTACCGAATCAAAGAAGGCTCTAGCCTTCTAAAATATGACTACGAAATCGGAGATTTCTACGGCTATCTAAAGCCTTCGGCTTTCCTTCTTGACCTTCGTTCAATCCTAGAAGGATTGGGTCTAAATTGGAACAATTTAGTAATAGCAGATTTCCTTCAAGCCTTCGGCTTACAGTTTGACGGTGATGCTGAAGCATGTTTCTATGAAACATGGAAATATCTAGAAGACATCTTCGATGAAGACGAAGATTGGGCTACAATCGAAGATTTCCAAGGATGCAGAGCATTTCTTGTAGACTCTGTCTACAAGTTTAGTCAAGGTTTTACCTTGAAAGACCATGTCGGTAAAGAAATCGAGATTTCTTTAAGTTACAGTCTAGTTGATATTTGCGAAGCAACTACTGAATGGCATCGAAACTTTGCGAAGCAAAATGTATTCTTCAACCAATGAAAAGTAAATCGGAGATTTAGGAGAGAATTGAAATGGAAATAGAAAATAATTTGTATGACAAATTATCGCAATCATCTTTAGATGATTGGGATATAGAATACCAAGTGGTATTCAAGTCTATGGACTTGAATAGAGTCAGAGCCTTCGGCTCTGATAGAGAAGAATTGATTGGCTATATGATAGCCAAGATTAACGAAGTCATTTATGACTTCGAGATGCCGGTAAAATTGTATCAAATCTTCTACGAAGATTTGGAGGAATGGATTGAAAGGTTCGGTATAGACCTTACAGGTCTAGAATTAGGGTTCTTCTTGGCCTTCGGCCAAGATTGGGGAGAATACTTTGACAAGGTCTTTGACCTTGCTAATGTAGACTTTGAGGAAATCCTATGGGATTTCAACCAATGGGATGAACAGAACCTAAAGGTTCTGGCTGGTGAATTGTATTCATCTTACGATGCTATCGGTGACGATGATTCTTGCCTTCTTACAGAAGGCGAGTGGGATTCTAACATCGAAGCATCAGATTTATCTGATGAAGAATACTCGAAGAGAGTAATTAGAATCTACGATTCTGATTATAGTAATGCAAAACCTATGAGGAAATAAACGAAGTTTAGGAGATGATAGAATGACAATTAGATGCCCTTACTGCGAAGCAGAATTAGAAGTCCATAGACTTCTAGATGGAAGTATAGAAGTGGTAAACCACTTCTACTGTGCTAAGGTTCCCTTAGCAAATGAATCGCAAATCTTAGCCACCATCAGAGATGGTGGGATTACCAGAATTGTTGAAGTTTGAATTAATTCAAACTAGTTTGCCTCACTAGTCCTCTAGAGGACTAGTGGGGCTTTTTTTTATCTCGCGCGCACATGCACATGTGCGTACACACGCATGTATGCGTACATGCGAAAATAAAGTCTTGACTTTATTTTTCCTACGCAAGAACCTTCGGTTCGTGCGTATATT